TTTGAGTCTTAAATAATTTTCTTTTTCTAATATTTCTACCTGAAATAGCATATATCATTAAACCTACTTATGGAATCGATAAATTTAAAGAAATGTCTGGATTTGCTCAACAGTACTTATTTTACTATGCAAGAGAACTCGGTATAGGAAAATAAATTAAGGGGGAGAAATTATGGGAGTAATAGGAACAATATTTCTGTTCTATTTAATTATATCATATCTAGCTGGAGCCATAATTTCTGTGATTATATTGCTTGAAAATAGAGACCCTGCAAAAACAATGTCTTGGCTATTGATGTTTATTATATTTCCAGGTGTAGGTTTAATGATATATGCTATTTCAGGTAGAAATATTAGAAAAAGAAAATTATTTAAGACTCAAAAACTAGCTAATAATATAAAAGAAAAGAAACTATTTGATACATTAGAAAAGATAACAGAAATAGTTGAATTAGAAAAAGAATCTATAAAACAAAATAAGCTTTTAAGAGATGAAGAGGATGGTAGTTATAGAAAAAGGGTAATAAATATGTTGTTAAAGACTGGTATGTTTCCCTTTACTAAAAATAATAAAGTGGATGTATTTGTAGATGGAAATGAAAAGTTTAAAAGACTTATAGAAGATATAAGAGAAGCCAAAGACCATATTCATTTAGAGTACTTTATCATCAAAGATAGTGAAATAGGTAGGGTGTTAAAAGAAGAACTTATAAAAAAGGCTAAAGAAGGCATTAAGATAAGAATTTTATATGATGATGTAGGATGCTGGAGATTTTGGTTTAATAGAAAATTTTTCCGAGAAATGAGGGAAGTAGGTATAGAAATTGCAGCATTTTTACCTACAAAATTTCCTATAATAGGAGGGAAATTAAACTATAGAAATCACAGAAAAATTGTTGTTATTGATGGAATAATTGGATATACAGGTGGAATAAATATAGGAGATGAATATTTAGGCAAAAATGATAAGTTTGGATATTGGAGAGATACTCATATTAGGATTAAGGGTATTTCTGTATACATGCTTCAAATGACATTTCTGATTGATTGGTATTATACGACAAAAGAAGTATTAGTGACTAAAAATTATTTCCCAAGTGTAGGGAATGTTGGTGAAAGTATGATACAAGTTGTTGCGAGTGGTCCAGACAGTGACTGGGAAGATATTCATTATGCTTATTTTTCTGCAATATGTCAGGCTAGAAAAAATGTTTATATAGAAACTCCATATTTTATTCCAGATGAAAGTCTACTAAAAGCTATAAAGAGTGCTGCTCTTAGTGGAGTTGATGTGAGAATAATATTTCCTAAAATTGCAGACCACAAGATAGTAAATATAGCATCTTATTCATATTTTGAAGAAATATTAAGAGCAGGTGGTAAAGTTTATTTATATAATAAAGGATTTATACATTCTAAAGTCGTAATAATAGATGATAAAATTGCTTCTGCAGGTACAGCTAATATGGATTTAAGAAGTTTTATGCTTAACTTTGAGGTAAATGCATTTATCTATGATGAAGAAGTTATTAGGGTAATGACAGATGATTTCTTTGAGGATTTAAGTCACTGTGAAGAACTTAATTTGGAGGTATTTAAGAATAGAAATATCATACAAAAAATCAAAGAATCTGTAGCAAGATTATTTTCACCAATATTATAAAAAATTATTAAAAAAGGTATTGAAAATTATGTGTGATTGGTATATTATAATAATTGTTAGCACTCTATTAGATAGAGTGATAATAAATAAAAAGTATATATATAAATCTACATATATAAGTAGTATTAATTTAAAAATAACTAAAAACATAGGCGAACTAGTCTATACTTAATATTTTAGGAGGCGTGAATAATGAAAATAAGACCATTAGCTGACAGAGTAGTAATTAAAAAAGTAGAAGCAGAAGAAAAAACTGCAAGTGGAATAGTTTTACCAGGAGCAGCTAAAGAGCAACCTCAAATAGCTGAAGTTGTAGAAGTTGGACCAGGTGGAATAGTTGAAGGGAAAGAAATAAAAATGGAATTGACAGTAGGAGATAAGGTTATATTCCAAAAATATTCTGGAACAGAAGTTAAGATAGAAGGACAAGAATACACAATACTAAGACAGAGTGATGTATTAGCTGTTATTGAATAAATATAGAATAAATTTATTAGGAGGGGTTTAAAATGGCTAAAGAAATTAAATTTTCAGAGGAAACAAGAAGAGCTTTAGAAGCTGGTGTAAATAAATTAGCAGATACAGTAAAAGTAACATTAGGACCTAAAGGAAGAAATGTTATATTAGATAAAAAATTTGGTTCTCCACTTATAACTAATGATGGAGTAACTATAGCAAAAGAGATAGAACTAGAAGATAGATTTGAAAATATGGGTGCTCAATTAGTTAAAGAAGTAGCAACTAAAACTAATGATGTAGCTGGAGATGGTACTACAACTGCTACAGTTTTAGCACAAGCTATAATAAGAGAAGGTTTAAAGAATGTAACAGCAGGGGCTAACCCAATACTTTTAAGAAAAGGAATACAAAAAGCAGTAACAGTAGCAGTAGAAGAATTAAAAAATCAATCAAGAATAGTAGAAACACAAGAGGCTATATCTCAAGTTGCTTCTATATCTGCTGGTGATGAAGAAGTTGGAAAATTAATAGCAGAAGCTATGGAAATAGTAGGTAAAGATGGAGTTATAACTGTTGAAGAGTCTCAAACTATGAATACTGAATTAGATGCTGTTGAAGGTATGCAGTTTGATAGAGGATTTGTTTCTGCATATATGGTTACAGATGTAGATAAAATGGAAGCAGTTTTAAACGACCCATATATATTAATTACTGATAAAAAAATATCTAACATACAAGAATTATTACCAGTTCTTGAACAAATAGTTCAACAAGGTAAAAAGTTATTGATAATAGCTGAAGATGTAGAAGGTGAAGCATTATCTACATTAGTAGTAAATAAATTAAGAGGAACATTTGATGTAGTAGCAGTTAAAGCTCCAGGCTTTGGAGATAGAAGAAAAGAAATGCTTCAAGATATAGCAATACTTACAGGTGCTCAAGTAATATCAGAAGAATTAGGTTATGATTTAAAAGAAGCTGATTTATCTATGCTAGGTAGAGCTTCATCTGTTAAGGTAACTAAAGAAAGTACTACAATAGTAGATGGTTCTGGAGATAAAAAAGCTATAGAAGATAGAGTAACTCAAATTAAACATCAAGTAGAGCAAACTACTTCAGATTTTGATAGAGAGAAATTAATGGAAAGATTAGCTAAACTTGCTGGAGGAGTAGCTGTTGTAAAAGTTGGAGCTGCTACAGAAGTAGAGTTAAAAGAAAGAAAGTTAAGAATAGAAGATGCTCTTAATGCAACTAGAGCAGCTGTAGAAGAAGGAATAGTAGCTGGTGGAGGAACTGCTTTTGTTAGTGTTATACCAGCAATAGGAACACTAATTGAGAGTTTAGAAGGAGAAGTTAAACTAGGTGCTCAAATAGTTAAAAAAGCGTTAGAAGAGCCATTAAGACAAATAGCTATAAATGCTGGTCTTGAAGGTGCTGTAATTGTGCAAAATGTTGTTAATTCTGAAGCAGAAACTGGATTTGACGCATTGAATGAAAAATATGTAAATATGATAGAAGCTGGTATAGTTGACCCAACTAAAGTTAGTAGAAGTGCTTTACAAAATGCTGCATCAATAGCAAGTACTTTCTTAACTACTGAAGCTGCTGTTGCTGACCTTCCTGAAAAAGAAGATGCAGGAATGCCAGGAATGGGTGGCGGAATGCCTGGTATGATGTAATTTAAAAAATTTAAAATATAAATTTTAATATAAAGAACTATTTCGACTTAGATTTTAAACTCTAAGTTGAAATAGTTCTTTTGTATATATCTAATTTTTGTATATCTATAAATTCAATACACATATTTAGATAATCAGTATCTAGTTTGTAATAATATTTTAGAGTAGTATTGTTATTTTTTAGGTTATGATTTTAGATATATATTAATTAAGGTATAATTGTTGATAGAGAATAAATCAAATTTAAAAGGATGCGATAATATGGACTTAAGAAAATTGCTTGAAGAAGTTAAAAATGAAAATATTGATATAGATTTTGCGTTAGAAAAGTTAAAAGATTTACCTTATGAAGACCTTGGATATGCAAATATAGATCATCATAGAGAACTAAGAAATGGGTATCCGGAAGTTATTTATTGTGAAGGTAAGAGTGATGAGCATATTTTAGGGATTATTGATAAAATGAATCAAAAAAGTTCTAACATATTGGGAACAAGGTGCAGAAAAGAAACTTTTCTGAAAATTAAAGAAATCTATAATCATGCTGAGTACGAAGAGGCGTCTAAAATTCTTAAGATTCAAAATCATGATATAGAGAATATAGGAAAAGGTAAAATTGTGATTGCTACAGGGGGAACTTCTGATATACCAGTAGCAGACGAAGCTTATCATACAGCTAAGTTTTTAGGTAATGATGTTGATAGAATATATGATGTTGGAGTGGCAGGTATACATAGGCTTTTAAATAAAAGACATAAAATAGATAGTGCTAGAGTAATAGTAGCCGTTGCAGGTATGGAAGGTGCTCTTGCAAGTGTAATTGGTGGACTGGTTGATGTTCCAGTAATAGCTGTTCCAACTTCTGTTGGATATGGAGCAAATTTTGGAGGATTAGCAGCATTACTAGCTATGTTAAATAGCTGTGCATCTGGAATATCTGTTGTAAATATTGATAATGGATTTGGAGCAGGATATTTAGCATCAATGATAAATAAACTGTAAATACATTGATATAAATTAAACAAAACTATATAATAAAATTTAATTTCTATTATATTTTTACTATTAAAATTGAGGAGACATATATGAGTGAAAAAATACTTTATTTTGATATAATAAGCGGTATATCAGGGGATATGACCCTTGCAAGTTTATTAAATTTAGGTGTGCCTAAGGAAATTTTTTTGGAGGAAATTCATAAACTAAGAATGAGCGATGAATTTAATATAAACATCAGCTCGAAAACTGAAAATGGAATAGTAGGTACAAAAGTAGAAGTAATTACAAAAGAAAAACATACACATAGAAATTTAGTGGATATATTTGAGGTTATAGATAAAAGCACTCTAAACGAAAATGTAAAATCTAAAGCAAAAAAAATATTTATGGTAATTGGAGAAGCAGAAGCAAAAGTTCATGGAACTACAATAGACAAGATACATTTTCATGAGGTAGGGGCTATAGATTCAATTGTAGATATAGTAGGAGCTTCTATATTAGTTGACTTACTTTGTGTAGATAAAGTTTGTGCTAGTACAGTGTCTGTTGGTTCAGGATTTGTAAAATGTGAACATGGAATTATACCTATACCTGCACCTGCAACTATAGAAATTTTAAAAGGTGTGCCAATTAAATTAAATAATGTAAATGGAGAATGTACAACTCCAACAGGAGCTGCAATCATAAAAGTCTTGTGTGATGAGTTTGTAGATGAGCTTGAATTTTCTCCAAAGCAAATTGGATATGGTATAGGTCATAAGAAGTTTGAAGTACCAAATATACTCAGAACTGTATTAGGTGAAAAAAAAAAGAAGAATTAATTTATGAAATTAGTGCAAACATTGATGATATGTCTTCAGAAATCTATTCTTATTTGTATGAAAAAATATTAGATGAGAAAGCATTGGATATTTATACAGAGAGTATTTATATGAAGAAGAATAGACCAGCAACAAAAGTATCAATTTTATGTAATGAATCAGATTTAGAAAAATTTATTAAAATATTACTTTTAGAAACTAGTACTTTTGGAGTGAGATATAATGCATATAATAGAGAAATTTTAGAGAGAAAATTTGTAAAATTAGATACAAAATATGGAGTGGTTACAGTAAAACTAGGGTATTATAAAGGAAAACTAGTCAAGGCTACTCCAGAATATAATGAATGTAAAACTATAGCAAAAAATGAAGATATTCCTATAAAAAAAGTGTTTGCTGATATAAATTTTAGAATAAAAGAAGAATTTAGTGAAAACTTATTGACATAAGTAATAAATTTTGATAAATTAATATTCAGCCTTATTAAATAAAAGTAAACAGAAAAAAATATATAAAATATAAACTCACTCGTATATGCTCAGAAATATGGTCTGAGAGTCTCTACCAAGATACCGTAAATATCTTGACTATGAGTGAAATTATTATACCAAAAGACCTAGTTAAGTAAATGTGTAGGCTGAGTTAAACTCCCTATGTGTTGGCTATAAGATAAAGGTATTTTGGAAGCCTGTATAGTAATTTCACTTTTGCTAGAAATTATGGAAGTTACTATACAGGTTTTTTGTGTAAAAAGATTTAATATAATTTAGACTGTATTGTGTTAAAATAAATATATAAAAACTATATTATACAAGGAGAGATGTGAATTTATGAAACATGAATTAGTACTTGTAATAGATTTTGGAGGACAATATAATCAGTTGATAGCTAGAAGAGTTAGAGAAAACAACGTATATTGTGAAATACTTCCATGTACTGCAAGCATAGAAAGAATAAAAGAAAAAAATCCTAAAGGGATAATATTTACAGGCGGTCCAAATAGTGCGTATTTAGAAGATTCTCCAACAATATCAAAAGAAATATTTGAACTAGGAGTACCAATACTTGGAATATGCTATGGTATTCAAATAATGTCTCATGTATTGGGTGGAGTTGTAAGAAAAGGTAATAAACAAGAAAAAGAATATGGAAAAACAGCTATAACTTATGGAAAATCATCATTATTTGAAGGAATAACTACAAATAGTGTATGGATGAGTCATACAGATTTAATAGAAAAAGTTCCAGAAGGATTTACTATAGTTGCAAATACTAATGATTGTCCAGTAGCAGCTATGGAAAATGTAGAACGAAACCTATATGGAGTTCAATTCCATCCAGAGGTAGAACACTGTTTGGAAGGGGACAAGATACTTACAAACTTCTTATATAATATTTGTAAAGTAAAAGGTGACTGGACTACAGATTCATTCATAGAAGATAAAATAAAAGAATTAAAAGAAAAAATAGGCGATAAAAAAGCTTTATGTGCTTTAAGTGGAGGAGTTGATTCTTCTGTTGCTGCAGTTCTTATTCATAAAGCAATTGGGGACAACTTAACTTGTATATTTGTTGACCATGGTTTACTTAGAAAAAATGAAGGAAATGATGTAGAAAGAATATTTAGAGAGAAATTTGATATAAATTTAATAAGAGTTAATGCAGAAGATAGATTCTTATCTAAATTAAAAGGAGTTTCTGAACCAGAAGCTAAGAGAAAAATAATAGGTGAAGAATTTATAAGAGTATTTGAAGAAGAATCAAATAAATTAGGAAAAATGGATTTCTTAGTACAAGGAACAATCTATCCAGATGTTATAGAAAGTGGACATGGAAATGCTGCTACTATAAAGTCTCATCATAATGTTGGTGGAATCCCAGAAGATGTAGACTTCCAAGAAATTGTAGAACCATTAAGAGAGTTATTTAAGGATGAAGTTAGAAAAATAGGATTAGAGCTTGGTATAGAAGAAGGATTAATATTTAGACATCCTTTCCCAGGACCAGGTCTAGGAATAAGAGTTATAGGTGATGTAACTAAAGAAAAATGTGATATATTAAGAGAAGCTGATGCTGTTTATATGGACGAGCTTAGAAAAGCAGGTTTATATAGAGAAATATGGCAAGCTTTTGCAACATTACCAGATGTTAAGACTGTTGGAGTTATGGGTGATGAAAGAACATATGCTTATTTAGTTGGTTTAAGAGCAGTTACTTCTTCTGATGGAATGACTTCTGACTGGTATAAGATGCCTTATGATGTATTAGAAAGAATTTCTAATAGAATAATAAATGAAGTTGATGGAGTAAATAGAGTAGTTTATGATATAACTTCTAAGCCTCCTGGAACTATTGAATGGGAATAGTAAATAAAAAAGTCGTAAGCCTTGTATTTTCAAGGTTTGCGACTTTTTAAAAAATCTTTGTGATACTAAAATGATACTATATATTTAAATTATCTAGTTTTTGGGCAACTTCAAGTTGCTTATTTGGGTATAAATGTGAATATGTATTCCAAGTTGTTTCTACTTTTTCATGCCCCAATCTTTCTGCTATAGTTAATATATTTACATCCATATTTACCAATAATGACGCATGAGAATGTCTCAAATCATGCACTCTAATTCTTTTTACATTAGATAACTTACAGCATCTATCTAGCTCTTTAGAAAGATAACTTTTAGCAAATTTAAATATTCTTTCATTATCTTTTAAGTCATATAGCTTAGATAGATAATCTTTTATATTATTATATAAGAAATGTGGGATAGGGACAACACGTTTACTTTTAGGAGTTTTAGGAGAAGAAACAATATCCTCTCCATTTAGTCTTATGTAGCTTTTTTCGACGCTTATTTTATTTTCGAAAATATCTTTTGGAGTAAGAGCTAACAACTCCCCTAGTCTAAGACCTGTCCAAAATAAAATTTCAAATGCTAGTCTAGGTTCTGATTTCTTTTCAAATTCAATAAATTTTTTAAACTCTTCTAATGTCCAAAAGTTCATTTCATCTGCGTTTTTTTTACCGATAGAACCTGCCAAATGAGCAGGATTAGAAGGCAAGTTATAATATTTAACTGCATAATTTAATACAGCAACAAGCTGGTTGTTTATCGTTTTAATATATGTTTGGCTATAATCACTTTTTAATAATTCGTTTTGCCATCTTCTTATATGTGTTGCAGTAATTTCATTTATTTTTAGACTTTTAAAAAAAGGTAAAATTCTAAAGTTTATTAAATACTTTTTAGTTTCTAATGTAGATAATTTTAATCTAGAAGACATATCGTGCATGTATTCTTCTATGAGACTTTCAAAACTCATATCAGTACTCATTTTAGATTTATTCAAAAATTCTCTTTCAAACTCTAGAGCTTCTTTTTTAGTTTTAAAACCTCTCTTAATTTTCTTTTTCCTATCCCCATCGAAGTCTGTAAAATAAAAGCTAGCATACCAACTTTTTCTTTGTTCGTCTTTGTAAGCAGGCATTTTAGACACCCCCAATTATGTCATTTTAATATTACAATAATTATAACATGTTAGATATGCTATCTAAATAATTGTTTTATTTTCCTCTTCTTTTTATTTCTTGAAGCTTGTAATATTTACACAGTTCTAAGAAGTCTTCTTCTAGTGCTATAGATAAGTCTAATATCGTAGATATACCTATATCTTTGTACTCTTGATTTTCTAGTTTTGATATATAACTTCTGTTACGTCTCATTTTTTCTGCTAATTCTAGTTGTGTCATTCTTTTCTTTTTTCTTAATTTTTTCAACATTTATTAAAATCCACCTTTTAATTATTTTTATGACATTTTTATAATTAATAGTTTGTGTAATTTCTTGTAAAAAATGTTCCTCATTAGAACATTTTTTGGTGGAAAAATGTGTTAAAATGTAAGTAAGAAAAGCACTTTCAAAGCACTATAAAAATAGTGCTGAAATAGATAAACAAATAAAAGTAATAAGGAGGAAAGATAGATTCTAGAGGGAAATCATTATCATTTTTAAGAACGTATGTTCAGTTGGTGGGATAGAAAAATACTTTACAGGGGATGGTTTATTTGAATGAGAATGAAAATATGAGTTTATATGTCAGTAAGTTAAAAGAAGTATTGAAAAATAATTCAGAAGAGTATAAAAAAATAAGAGCTAAAATAAATGAAATTTATAATCTAAATGAAAAGAAAGAATAAAAGGGCTTTAGCTCTTTTATTCTTTCTTAGTATTAACTGCTTTATAATAAGCATTATCTATCATTTTTTTTATTGCATTTTTATCATCTGAATCTAAAGATGCTAATCTATTTATTAGTTCGTTAACTTCATTATCTTCTTTTGAGTTAACTTTTTTTAATAATTCATCATCTTGTTGAGTGTTAGGTTGTATTTTGCCTAATTTAGTTAATAGCTCCTTTAAAGTTAAATTTAATCCAAAACTCATTTTTTCAAGCATATCTAAAGTAGGTTCAACAGCTTTACCATTCCTTGGGTCTCTGTTTTTTTCTATCTTATCTATATATGTATGGCTCACACCACAAAGATTAGAAAATTCTCTAAGAGATAAGTTATGTTCACTTCTATATTCTTTAATAATTTCTGCTAATGTTTGCATAATTTCACACCTCACCTAAATAATAGTTGACTTAATTATATCAGAAAAATGTAAACTATTGTTAACAAAAATAAAAATTTAGTAAAAAATAATTGACAAGAGTAAAAAAAAGACGTATACTATGATTAACAAAAAGGTTATAAATAAAGTTAGGAGGGATTAATATAAAAAATAATTTACAATATATTAGAAAAGAATCTAGAATATCACAAAAAAAATTCGCTGATAAGATAGGTATATCAAGACCGTATTTATCTAGAATAGAAAACGGTAAGGTTAATCCGAGTTTAGAAATAGCGCATAAAATCTCGCTCGAAACAGGGAAAACAATAAATGAAATTTTTTTTGATTTTACTGTAAATCATAGTAAACTATAAGGTTTTAATTGTACCTTGAAAACTAAATATAAAATATTTTAAAGGAGCAAGTATATGAAAAATAAAGAAAAAGAAATAATCATTAGAGGAATTTTAATAGGAATTTTTTATTTTTTAGGAATTGTATTTAGTAATACTTTTTTTAAATAATAAATAGAAGGGGTAGGTGAAATACCAACTCCCCAAATCAAAATAACACTTTGGAAGTTAAATATAGAATATTCAAAAGAGGTGATTAGATGGAAATAGAGCAAACAACAATACGCCTGCTAAAAAGCAGACGAAAGTTGAATATTAATTTCTATTTTGGTTAGGCGAAAGACCTAACAAAAAATCTGTAGATACATTAAGTTTGTTAGAAATTAATATTAAAGTTTCTATATTTGGCTCTCTTGAACCCGATTCATAATATTGATATGCACGTTCTGAGATACCAAACAAACTAGCAAATTGCTTTTGAGTCATATTCATTTGCTTTCTTACTAGCTTAATATTATCTTTGAATTTAGTCATAACTACACGCTCCAATAAAAAAATAAATAAATTTCTTGACACGAACAATATTAGCGTGTAATATATAAAACATAGCACGAACAATATTGGCGTGTTAAATAAAAAGGAGAGGGTGAAAATAAATAACAATTTAAAACTACAACGTGAAAAAGTTGGCTTAACGCAATTAGAGGTTGCTCAAAAAGCCAAAATAACAGAGAGAAGCTATCAATATTATGAAGCTGGCGAACGTCTCCCAAACATTCGTACAGCTTTAAAGATAGCTAGAATTTTAAATACTAATTGTGAAAAACTCTTTAATGAATAATAGCATAAAAGGACTCAGATTACAAGAAGGGAGCTTTAGATATGAATAATTTGCAACTTAACAATAAAAATACAATAACAACATTAGAAATTGCTGATATGTTAGAAATTAACCATTGGGAAGTATTGAGAAAATTAGAAGGCACAGAAAAAACAAAAGGAATTATTGATATTCTTAACGACAACAATTTTGTTGTGGTTGATTACTTTATAAAATCAGCTTATTTAGATTTAAAAAATGAAAATAGAAAATGTTACAATGTAACGAAATTAGGCTGTGACTTTTTAGCAAATAAATTTACTGGAGAAAAAGGAATTATTTTTACAGCTAGATATGTAAAAAGATTTAATAAAATGGAGCAAGAGTTAAAAGAACAACAACCTAAATTACCAACTACATATAAAGAAGCATTGCAACAGTTATTAATAGAAGTTGAAGAAAAAGAGCAATTACAATTAGAGAACCAGGCAATGAAACCAAAAGCAGATTACTTTGATGCTTTAGTAGAAAGAAACTTGTTAACTAATATAAGAGATACAGCAAAAGAACTTGGAGTTAAAGAAAAAGTATTTGTATCATGGTTAATAGAAAAGAAATATTGTTATAGAGATTCAAAAGATAAGTTACAACCATATGCAAATAGAATGCAATACTTCGAGAAAAAGGAATTTACAAATGAGTATGGTTATTCAGGTGTACAAACTTTGATTAACCCAAGAGGTAGGGAAGCTATCAGATTATTGCTTATAAAGGATGGATTAATTAAAGAAAAAGAAAAGGGATGCCAAATAACTTTATTAGGTTAGAACTTTGAAAACTAAATACAGAATATTTTGAAAGTAGGTGTATTGTATGGCAAAAGCAGTAGCTAAAGAACAATTGTTTTATAGAGCAAAAGATGTAGCTAAATTTTTAGATATATGCGAAGCAACTGCATACAAAATAATTGCAGAATTAAATGAAGAATTAGAAAAAGAAGGTTTTAAGACTTTTTCTGGCAGGGTATCAGTTGCTTATTTTAAAGAAAGATATTGTTATAAGCCAAGAAAGGGGGTGATTTAGCTGAATGTAAGAGTACTGATAGCTTATATACAGTTTTGTAAGCAATATAATAAGAAAGCAAGTTTTGAGGGTCTTAAAAAATACAACAAAGGGGTAATTGCATGAGAATAATCTATAAAAACAAAGTCTACAAAGTAGAACAAGACAAAAAGTTATTTAGAATTACATACTATGATGAGCAGAAAAGTAACAAGAAGTTTAATAAAGATAAGAAAGTAAAAAGAAGCACATTAACAAGAGATATAGAGTTAGTTAACACATATTTACCAGTTAAATTAAAAATAAGCTATAAATAATCAAAGAAAAAGGTGATTAGATGCAAAGAGAGCAAACAACAATACGCCTGCCTAGAGAACTTAAAGACAAGCTTCTAAAACAGGCAAAAGTTAAAGGGTATACACTAAAAGATATGGTGATTTTTATTCTAAAGGATTATCTTCAAAATATTTCTCAAGAATAAATTCAATTTCTCTACCGACAGAACGCTTATCTTTTTGAGCAAGTTGTTCGATTTTTTCAAAAAGAAGTTTATTAATTCTTAGTGTAAATCTCTTATCTTCTTCACGAGTATAAACATCTTTATTAGACATATTTTATCATTCCTTATATAAAATTTGACGTCTTTATGACACTTTAATAATAAAATAATTAATGAAGAAAGTCAATAAAAATGCTTGACGTCAAATGTATGACATGGTATTATTAAAACAAGGAAGGGGTTGACGTCAAATGTATGACAAAGACGAGAGAGTAAGGTTTACTTTTAGATTACCAGTAACATTGCTTGAAAAAATAAAAGATAGAGCATCAATAGAAGGTAGTTCCATGAATTCGTTTATATTACACATACTTTGGAATTACATAAAAGAAATCGAAAATAAGGAGGTCGAATAATGGTTGAATCAACGAAAGAATTTGATTTACAAACAATTAAAGTAGGAAATGCAGTAAAAGTAAATTGCAAAAGATTTGGTTTTGAAATTGATTGTATAGTAGTAGTAGCAACAGAAAAAGAATTAAATTTAGCATACTTTGATGAAGGTAGAGGCTGTATGGAGTATCAAGCCTTAATAACAGAAGATATTCAAGATGGTGATTATGAGATTAAAGTTTTATCTTAGGAGGAAATAAAATGGTAGGTTTATTTGCAATATGTTTAGCAGGATTATTTCAATAAAAAAAGTGCTGGTCAAAGTAACCAACACATACAAAAAATTCAACTTATTTAGGAGGATACCATAAAATGAATAAAATTTCAAGTCGTAGAAAATATTTAGATGCTTTTATAGTAACTGATACTAAGAACATAGATAAAATTGATTGGCTTAAAAATAGACAATTAGGAATAGGGGGTAGTGATGCGTCAGCAGTAGCAGGATTAAATCCCTGGAAAACTTCTGTTCAAGTATATATAGAAAAGAAAGAAGAAATACCAATAGAAACTAAAAGTTTCAGAATGGAATTAGGCAATAGATTAGAAGGATTAGTTGCAGAACTTTTTACAGAAGAAACTGGTCTTAAGGTCCGTAATGTAAATGGAATGTTGAAAAATGAAAAGTATCCTTTTGCAATAGCTAATATAGACAGAGCTATAGTAGGAGAAAAAGCATTTTTAGAATGTAAGACAACAAATAGTTTTTCTATAAAAGAATGGGAAAATGGAGTTCCACTTCATTATGAAATACAATGCTTACACTATATGGCTGTCACAGGAGCTACACATTGTTATATAGCAGCACTTCTTGGAAATGAAAAGTTTGTATGGCACAAGATAAATAGGGATAATGAAGTAATTAAAAATCTAATGAAAATAGAGAGTGAATTTTGGGAAGAAAATGTATTAAAAGACATTTTACCAATTCCTGATGGTTCAGATGCTTATAGTGAGTTTCTGAAAACAAGGTATAAAAACTCAGTAAAAGAGAAAATAGAACTAAATCTACTTGAAGATGGTATATCAAAGTTAAAAAGATATGATGATATAGTTTTACAAATGAAAGAACTAAAAGGAGAGAAACAGCTAATAGAACAAGAAATACAAAGTGAAATGAGAGAGTTTGAGTTAGCTACATTAGGCGGAAGAATAATAACTTGGAAAGGAGCTACTAAAAGGTCCATTGATACCAAGAGATTAAGAGAAGAAATGCCTGATATAGCAGAAAAATATACAAATATAAGTTCATACAGAACATTCAAAATAAAATAGGGGGTAATATATATGGCTAGTGAAAAAGCAAAAGGAGCATTAGAAAAGAAAGTTTCAGGAGCAAATACAGTCAAGGTAAGTCCAAGTAAAGGTATGGAGCAACTTATGAATAAAATGGCAAGTCAGATAAAAAAAGCTTTACCTAGTATGGTTTCAAGCGAGAGATTTCAAAGAGTTGCCCTAACAGCTTTTAGTAATAATCCAAGGTTACAATCATGTGAACCTATGAGTTTTATAGCAGCAATGATGGAATCAGCTCAATTAGGTCTTGAGCCTAATACGCCTTTAGGTCAAGCATATTTGATACCATATGGAAATAAAGTGCAATTCCAAATTGGGTATAAAGGTCTTTTAGAATTAGCACAAAGAAGTGGAAAGATAAAAACTATATATGCTCATAAAATAAGAGAAAACGATAAATTTGAGATTAAATATGGGCTTCATCAAGACTTAGTTCATGAACCTAAATTAAATGGTGATAGAGGGGAAATAATTGGATATTATGCAGTATATCATTTGGATACAGGAGGACATAGTTTTTCTTTTATGACTAAAGAGGAAATTATAGAATTTGCAAAGAGTAAAAGTAAAAGTTATAGTAGTGGACCATGGCAAACAGATTTTGATTCAATGGCTAAAAAGACAGTTATAAAACAGTTATTAAAATATGCACCACTTAGTATAGAATTACAAAAAGCTATGGTAGGTGATGAAACAATAAAATCTGAAATAGATGAAGATATGAGCATGGTCGTAGATGAAAGCGAAAGTTTAGAAGTTGATTTCGAAGTAAAAGAAAATATGGATGGTAAAGTTAGTGTGGAAGAAGCTATAAATGTTGATTAAGTAGGTGAAGCACCTTGAAATATACAATATTAGGATTTAGTCAGAAAAAGGCGGTAGAGTTAGGATTAAACACAAAGGATTTACTTATATTAAGATGGTTTGTGGATTTTCTAGGTAGTGGTAGGATGGCAAGAAAACTTATTAATGGGATTGAATACTATTGGGTTGATTATTCGGGAGTTATTAAAGAGCTACCAATTCTTTATACAGAGAAACACGATACTATTTATAGAGTACTCAAGAAGCTAGATAAAATAGGAATATTAGAACATGCTACTTTAAAGCAAGGTGGTACATGGAGTTACTACAAATTGGGATATAGATACATAGAATTGATTAGTGATAGTTATCAACAGGTCGGAAATAAATCCGACTGCTCGGAAATAAATCCGTACCCTTCGGATAAAAATCCGTACCCTTCGGATAAAAATCCGACCCAAACGGATATAAATCCGGAACGAAAAACCCATCCACTATATCCTTCTACTATACCTTGTAACCAAACCAGTGAGGTGGAGGAAAAGAAGAGAATAATTGAAGAAATGACACAACTAAAAATAAGTAAAAATATGTATAACATAATTAAAGATTGGGATATAGAAAGGCTTTTAATAGCTATAGAAATATATAAAGAATGTGATGGTAAAAGTTTTAAATATCTGAAAACAGTCTATAACAATGATGATAACTTTAGAAAAAATAAAAGTAAGAGTATTTCAGGTACAAATAAGAATAAATTTAGAAACTTTGATGAAACATTTACTCAATATACCAATGATGAACTAGATGAGATTATTAAAAAAAGTCAAAAAGAGAAATTCAGTTGAATCAAATAGTCTAGGGAGTAATTATACAATATTACTTCCTAGAAGTTAAAAAATATTGGAGGTCTAAGAGTGAAATATGAGTGTGAGAAAGTGTTCTTAGAATGCGATAAGGGAAGTTTTGAGATAAATGATACAAGAGCTGAAGAAGTAACATTCGAGGGTACAGAAATAGACAATCCATTTAAACGAGTAAAATATGAAGGTAAAGCTACTTTTGAAATAGTATCTGGATGGGAGTATCTACAAAGAGAAATGTTGTGGTTTAAGATATTGCATTTATCAGCAGTTGTAGCAAAAATAATGCAATATAAAATGTTAGGTATTTCAAAATGAGGAGAGCTGAAATGTTGAGAAAGACAAGAAAAAACAATATTAGTGTTTGTTATCAATGTAGAAATGAAGATATAAGCGAAGATGCTAGATATTGTAAGATTTGTGGAATAGGATTAAGAGTTATGGAATTAGTAAGTGTTTTTAACTTTGAAACAGGAGAAAAAGAACTTTCATTTTTAACAGGTAAAGAATGTCTTATAGATTTTGGAGATTTAAGAGAAGGCAATATGTGTAAATTATTCTTTGAAAATTCAGAATTAAGAATTATTGGAGTAGAAAATATTTATCAAGATGAAAGAGGTATATTTATTGAAGCTGGTGAGTGTAGCTATGAAATAATATTTAAAGATTTGGAGTGGTAGAATATGGCTAAAATTTGGGTAGATGCAGGAACATTTTTAGAAAAAACTATTGATATAGAAGATATGTTTGAGCTTAATTTAAGAAAAGTAAGAAAAGCAAATGAAAATAAAAAAATAAAGCTGAAACTTAATGAATCGAAATTCAAGAAAATAAGAAAAAAATCAACTAATGATACAAAAGGCAAATCTATAAAAGTTTTTAATATTGAAACTGGAGAAGTTAGAATATTTAAAAGTGCAAAGGCTGCAAGTAAATACTTAAAGATTAGTGCAGATTATGCTAGTTGTTTAGCTAGAGAAAATAGAGTAACTAGAGAAGGTTGGAAAGCAGAATATATTCAAGGAGTGACAGATGGTATTAGCAAATGTGGAGCAAGTAATTAAGTTAGCTGAAAAGATATTAAATAAGAAAAAGTGTTCTGTTAATAAAGCTATTGATATAGCTATAAAAATATTGAGTAAATATGAGTATGAGGGGATGTTAGAAAAATGAAATTAAAAGATATTATAAAACTTGGAGAAAAGTATTGTTATTGCCCCAACTGTGGTAATGACAAGATAGGAAACAATGAAGGTAAATTAATAGTTGAAGAACACACATATTATAGAGAATGTTCTTGTGGATTTAGTATATTGATTGATGATAGAAAGGATGAGATATAATGAACATCTTGGCTAGTGTGCTACTGATAGGAATTAGTTTTGTTGTTGGTAGGGTTTATGAGTATAGATTGAATCTGAAAGAGTGTGAAAATTGTGATAACAAAAGGGGGGTATAAGAATGGATGATAGATTGGAGATTTGCAAAAAAATGTTTCCTATCATTACTAAAAATACTAGATTGCTTTGTCATTATTGTGATGGTAGAAATATTTGCAGTTATGATGAAGAAAAAGCTCATGAATTATTGAGAAATGAAGAGGGTGCTAAAAATGACTAATTTTGAAATGATAAAATATCTAATTAAAACAGTTTAGAGGAGGAATAGATTATGGAATATAAAGAATATGAAGATTTAAAAAATAGAGTAGAAAGTTATGAGGATTTACAAGGTAGTGCAGAGTTTGCAGGGAGAGTTATAGAAAATCTTGAGGATATAGATTGCCCTATAAGAATAGGATTTAAATTTCCTAGCAAAGAGGATTACAAAAATATAGAACTTGATATAGCTACTAAAGATTCAAATTCAATTTTTATAAGAACAGAGTTAGCAAAAGCATTTAAAGAGATTTTATCTAAATATGAAATGGATATGGAAAATATCTAATTAAAACAGTTTAGAGAGTTGCAAAATGTCTTTTAATATAAATTATTGTTGAAGTGTTTTGTGACTCTCAAAAATGAAAATAGAGAGGGGAATAATATAATGGATTTAAATAAAATTATGAATGATGCACTAGTAGAGTTAGAGGAAAATGGCTTTGTAGAGGAAGTAGTTAAAAAACAATTGGCAGAAACAATAAAAAGAGTTGTGAATGAGGTTTTTGGAAATTGGGGTGATTTTAGTAAAAAAATTGAAAAACATCTAAGTGAAAATATAAATATAAATTTAGATAAATTAGATATACAAAAATATAATGTGCTCGTAGCAACTACAGTAAAAGAAAAGATTGATATGACAATGAAGGTAGAAGCTATTGAACACTTAAAAAGAAATTTAGATAACATGCTTGTAGGTGCTGAAAAAGAATATAAAATGAGCGAATTGTTGGAAATATTAAAAATGGATAAATATGATATTGATGAATATGAAGGCTATGAAAATTGCATAACATTTATTCTTGATGAAAATAAATATGGTTCGGGATGGATTGAAATTGATAAAGAACCAAATAAAAGTAAATACAGATGCGAACACTCTATATTGTTGAGAAAAGATGGAACTATTGCATCATATAGATACGAGAATAGAGAAATATCATCTAAAGATATAATGAGTGGATTTGATAATTTTGGAGATTTGCTATTTAAAATATTTGCTCATGGGTCAAAAATAATTTTGGATTTAGGAAATGATATAGAAGATTATGATTTAACAAATGGAGAAGATTATTAAAATAGGGGATGGAACAAATGTCAAAGTATGTATTGAGATGGCAAAAAGGATTATTACTAGATGAACGCAAGATAAATTATTCATGTGGAAGTATAGAAAATTTAAAAAAGAAAGCTGAATTATTAGCTAAAGATGACAAGATACTGCTTGTAACAATAGATAAAGTTGAAGAAGTTATAAAAGATACTAGAAGTCAAAAAATGGCTGAATATTATTGTGATGGAGGAATTGAAATATGATAATACACAAATTTATAATACATGTTTTAGATAAGAATAGCGATACACCAATACTAAATGATTTTGAGGGTAGGGTTAGTCAAGATATTGAAGCTTTCTTTCAAAAGAAAATAAGCAAAGTATCAAGAGATAATGACATCAGAACAGTAGTATTTAATGACTATAGTAACAATCTAATTAAGAAGTGTTGTGAACAAATTATTTATGATGAAAGTTCATTTTTAAATAACTCTAAAGAGATTGCAGCTTATTTATTTGATGTTATGAAATTGAATGCTATATTAGAATCTTGCGACTTAGCAATTTGCTTATACTCTCAAAAAGATGAAAAGAAAGTTGCTATATTAAAGCTTGATTACAATAATTCGTATACTCATTCTATTAGCTTTGAAGAGGATAAATTTAATATACAGATGTCTAAGAATGAAATTAATATACAAGAGACTAAGACGGTTAAAATTGCTGCTTTGGTTGGATTGAGTGGAATGAATGACGAATATCATCTAAAAGTATTGGATAAGGATGCAGAGAAGGAAGAAGCTAATTCTAAGTTTGTTACAGAGTTTTTAAACGCTACTAAGATAAAAGATGATAAGTATAAGACTAAGATGTTTAAAGCTTTTGTGGATGCTTATATAGCAAATTTATATAGTGATATGAAACAGGGCGAAGATGTAAGAGGAATGTTACTTTATATGCTAAGAGAAAAACAAAAACTTGATATAAATGAGTTTGCTGATAAGGCGATAAAGGATGATTTAAAAGATAGTTTTAAGGACCATGCAGAAGAAAAAGGAATTGAAAGTTTTAATATTGATAAAAAATGGGTTGAGAAGAATTTAAAAAATAGACATATAAAAACGGATACAGGTTTTGAGGTAAAAGGCAAGATGGATGATTTTGAGGATTTCATGAAGTATGGTATTAGACATAATGGGAATGGAACTGTAGATATAGTTATTAAAAATGTTAATTTCTATAATGAAAAATAAGGGGGTTACAATGGAAAATAAAGATAATTTTGTATTAAATAAGCTTGGAACAGTAGATGAAGTAATGAAAAAAAGTTGAAATGGATGAAAAAGAAATTAAGAGTTATCTAAAAGAACTAAAAGAATGTGAAGAAGTAAAAGTTTTTATCATTAGAAAAGATGGAATTGAAATTCCAATAGTTTTCAAAGATGGAAATATGAACGAATGATTAAGAAAAGAAATTGAGATAAGTTTTGATAGATTTAAGGATGAAATTGCTCAAGTTAAAAAAGCATTGATTAAAGTTACAGGAGAGAATTAAGAAGTTAGAAGGTGCTCATATGACTAATAAAGAAATGTGCAAGTCAAAGAATCTTGATGAAAGAGAAGTGTGTAAGAGTTTTGGGAAAGAGATTTGTGCTAGTTGTATAAATGATAAAGGAGATTGTGAAAGTAAAGATTGTGATATAGCATATGAGAATTGGCTGGAGAAGGAGATTGTAAATTATGTTTAGCATCTATAAAGTGAAACTAAAGACTAAAAGAACATTGGAGCAGGTAAGAAATCAAAGCGTAGACTTTGAGTATTCAGAAGAAGGATTAAAAGATGCACTTAGATACTATAACTTGATTGATGGTTTAGAAGTAATTGTACTTAAATTTGCAGATGAATATTGTCTAGCTAATTTTAATGAAGAAGATGAAAAAACAATAATGGAGGCACATTATCTTTTAGAACAAGACGAATATACTGGATGCTATATAAATGAATATGAACGATTTAAAAGAGATTGGGAAAATGGTAGTTGTGATGGGGAAGCTAGTATGGTATTTTCAGATGATGAAATTGAGATAATTGAGAAGCTAAGGGAGGGTTAAATATGAATAAAAGAATTAAAATGAAAAAAGGATTAATTCATAAAAAGTGTGATGAAAGATGTGTCAACTATGACTTTGTAATTAGCAATAACCTTATAACTTGCAATGTGTGTATAGGATGCAAATACAAAGAAAACATGGATAAAGTATGTGAAGAAAACTATAAGAAATTAAGAAGTAAATAGAATAAAATAGTCAAGGTAAGTTTGTGAATGAAACTAAAAGTCTATAGACTTACTTTGACTTATAAAAGGGAGTTTTTAAAAAATAGGAGGTAATAAAATGAATAAATGTGAAGATTGCAAATATAGAGCTTATGAGGAAGATGGAGAAGTTTATTTTTACTCAGATGGAAGTTATGAAGGAGGTATATGTAGAGAAGAGTATTGTAGCAGAGGATATGAAAAAAAGTTTGAAAATAATGGAGAAAACTGTAAAAGTTTTAAAAAATTGTAGGACCATAAAAAATAAAATAGAGTCATTGGTATTGCTATATTTTATTAAAAAATATAAAAAAGTTTTTGAGAAAATTAACTTTTAAAAGGAGTGAGATTATGATTACTACTCAAATGTATAAGATAAATAATGAGATATTTCTAAATGATTTATGCTTGGAAGAAAATAAGGAAATGACCATATGGGTAGAAAAGAATAAAGATACACATGAATTTATATGTTTAAAAATAGCAAATGTAAATGGAAAGTTAGCTATATTTGCACAAGGCATTGAAAATGCTGTAATAAAAGAATGGCAAGGTCGTATAGCATATAGAAAAGTTATATCTCAAATAGAATGTGAACAAGTTGAAAAAGGGGAAATAGATTAAAACTTTTAAAGGGAGTGAGATTATGATACATGAATTAAAAATATTACCTCAATATTTTAAAGAAGTTGTAAATGGGAACAAAAATTTTGAGGTTAGGAAGAATGATAGAGGTTTTAAAAAAGGCGACTTGTTGGTATTGCAGGAATTTGATGGAGAAAAATACACAGGTCTTGAGACACGCAAAGAAATTACTTATTTACTTGATAATAGCAATTATCTGCAAGATGGGTATGTTGTTTTAGGAATGAAATAAATGTTTTGTGATTAGGAAGTGATTCTATGAAACGAAGAAGATGCAGTTGGTGTGGAAAATTATTTTATCTTAAGGAAAAATCTAAGGATGTTTATTGTTGTAAGGAATGTAGAAAGAAAGCTAATAAGAAAAATAAATAGTGGAGGTATTAATATGCAAAAAGATGTTTGGTTATATAGTTGGGATGATGAATATTTTGCAAGTGATGAATACGAAAGTAAAGAGGAGGCTATTCAAGGGGCTAAAGAAGAACTTAGAGAATTTGGAGAGTTCAGTAGATTGGTTTATGTTGGGCAAAAAGAAGAAGTTGATATACCTAATATAGATGCAGAGGATGCTTTAGAACTTGTTCAAGGTAGAATTGATAATGAATTTGGAGGGTATGGAGAAGATTGGTTTGAAAATATACGTGCTGAAGATATCGTTATACTAGAGAATAGAATAAGCAAAGTATTTAAAAAATGGATAGATGAATTTGGATATAAACCATATTGGTTTGTTGTTAGAGATACGGAAGAAATAGAACTAAATGAGGTAGCAAATGAAAGTTAATTTTGTAATAGATGGAGAACCAAAGGCGAAGGCACGACCTAGAATGAGTACAGCAAATGGTAAGGCTTATACACCTGACCAAACTGTACTCTATGAAAACTGGATTAGACTCATGTATAACTCTACAGTAAAGCATTTCTTTGAGGGTAATGTGAAAATGACAGTTATTTGTTACTTTGACATTACTAAAAAAGATAGAGAAGCACTACAGAAAAATAAGGTAAATACTAAAGCGTATAAGGATGCTATAGAGAAGGTAGAAGGGTTAATAAGACCAAACAAGAAACCCGATTTAGACAATATAATCAAGTCTGTAGCTGACAGCTTGAATGGTATAGCTTATAAAGATGATTCTCAAATAGTAGAAGTAGTGAGTAAGAAATATTATAGTGACAGACCAAGAGTTGAGGTTGAACTGGAAGATGTTAGTTGAGGAGAATATTAAGGTTAATAATATGAAAAAATTTATTTATATAAATGGGCATAGAGTATATATAAGAAATTTATTTAAAATATCAGCTATATACAAAGAAAATCATTATATTAGAGAGTTTAAAAGTGAATGTTTATCTAATAATACTTTAAATGCAGTAATAGAATCTTCTGTAAGAATAGGATTTGGTAGTAAGTAAAAAGAAAAAAAGGAGCATTACTTCACGCTCCTACTTGTCAAAAATATAAAACTTTTATATACAAGATTATTATAACATAAATAATTGATAGGAGTGTGGAAGTATGAATAAAAAGACACTATTTCAAGAGGTTGAAGGTAGATTATATAACTATAAAAAACTAGAAAGTCAAATAAGAATAAAAGATATATATATTAAAAAATTAGAAAGTGAGTTTTGCGGATGTAAGGCTCAAAGTTATGAAGAAAAAACAGGACCTACTTATAATATAAGTTCAAGTGTTGAAAATGAAGTTATTAAGAGAGAAGAAGATTTAAATAGATTAAAAGAAGATAAGAAAACATTAGAAATTGAAAAAGAAACTATAGAATGTGCATTAACAAGTCTAAATAGCTTTGAAACAGAGTTCTTCAATGAAATGTATATGAACAATGAGAAAATCAACATGGATTATATGTCTAATGCTATGCACATAGATAGAAGTCATTGTTTTAGGATTAGAAAAAGGATAGTTTGTAAGATTATGGATATGTTATATCCGAAGATAAAAGAGTTTGAATTACCCATTTTTTCATGGAAAGCTTAAAAATGAGACTATTTTGAGACTTTTTGGAGACTATCGTGAGACTTTTTGTTGCCAATTATGTGAGATAATAATATCGTGGAAATAAAGATTTCCCTCTCAAAACTTAATAATTGCTAGGTTAGTTTAAAGGGCTAATCTAGCAATATGAACAGACTAGGCAGGGCGTGAGGACGCTGTTAGTTCAATTCTAACTATGTTCAAATATTAATCAACGTATACACTAAAAGTAGAGAAATTGAGGGCAAAATTTTATATAATTTTGTATCTTAATTCAGAAGTCTAAAAATCGGGTGGGGCTTGGTAACCTCACTCACCATGCAGGTGCTGGTGCTTAATCTAAGTTCGATTCTTAGAACTTGCAACATAATATATGTACCTCCCCCTTTTATAAAAAGACTAAGTTCGGGTAAACTTAGTCTTTTATTTTTTTACAGGAGTATGATAAATGAGTAATTTAAGAGAAAAGATAATAAAAGAATTAGATGAATTTAATATAGATGCAGATGATGAATTTTTAAGTTATGGAGTGGAATATGTTGAGAGTTTTACAGGGAAAAGTGCTATTAGTGAAGAGTTATTAATAAGGGGAGTAGTTCTTATGGCAAACTATATAGTAAATATGGAAAATAAAGACTTGGATTAATTTCTAGGTCTTTTTTTATACAAAAAATAAAAGGAGAATGATAAGATGAATAAAAATTCAATAACTCAGCAACAAATAGACGATTTGTTTAATCAAGCCGAAAAGAGAGTAGAAAAATATTGGGGCAAGTGTACAGTCATGACAATGCAATTATCTAATGGATTTACTCTAGTTGGTCATAGTGCTTGCGTTGATCCAAAGAACTATGATGAGCAAATAGGACTAGATATTTGTGAGGAACAGATTAAAAACGAACTTTGGAAATTAGAGGGTTATAGACTTCAATGTGAACTAGGAAAATTATAAAAGGAGAATGATATAATGGAGATTAAAAACAGTTTATGCACACAAAATTATACTAAGCTTTATTGCGAGGATAAAGAAGAATGGAAGTATAATGCACCATGTTACTTTATATTAGGAAGGGCAGAATGTGAGGATGATTGTATAGAACCAATTCAATATCTTAGTTTTCAAGAAGGACCTATAAAAGAGCAGGGAGTTAATGGAATAAATAATGAAGATGTAATATTAGCAGTTATAACAAGATTAGAAGCATTTCAAGATAGCCCATATGCTTGTAAAGAGAATGAGAAGGCTATAGAGAAGTTAGAAGAATGCTTGATGTGGCTTAGAAAAAGAACTTTAGATAGACAAATGAGAAATGTTGAAGGAACTAGTGGTATTTAGAATAGGAGGCCTTAAATTAGAAGATATAAAATTCTAGGTCTTTTTTTACTCCCAAAACAAACAAATAAAGAGGTGGTGATGTGGCTAAATATGAATACTGGATAACAGAAGAAGGATTAATCAAGATTGAAGGATGGGCAAGAGATGGTCTTACAGATGAACAGATAGCATTTAATATTGGAATAAATGTCAAAACACTATATGACTGGAAAAAGAAGTATAGTAATATTTGTAATGCCTTAAAAAAGGGAAAAGAAGTAATTGATAGACAGGTTGAAAATGCTTTACTAAAAAGAGCATTAGGTTATGAATATGATGAGATAACATATGAAGAAGGTCAAGAAACTAAAAGAGTAACTAAACAAGTAATGCCAGATGTTACGGCACAGATATTCTGGTTGAAAAATAGAAAACCAGTTGAATGGAGGGATAAACAAATAGTAGAATCAACTAATGAAATTACAATAAATAATACATTTAAAGAACTATCTACAGAAGAATTAAAAAGGTTGGCAAAATTAGATGATGGATAAAAAATTAATACAGTTAGAAGCTAAGAAGGAACTTGCAAGACGTGAGTTCTTTTATTTTTGCAATTTATTAGCACCAAACTTTTATAAAGAAGATAGAAAGTATTTAGTTGAAACCTGTAATAAGCTTCAAGATTTTTATTATTCAAATGATGAAGTTTTAATTATAAATATGCCACCTAGACATGGGAAAAGTAGAAGTGCAAGTTTATTCGTAGAATGGATTTTAGGTAAAAATAAAAATGAAAAAATAATGACTGGTAGTTATAATGAGACTCTTTCAACTATGTTTTCAAAGAATGTTAGAAATGCTATTCAAGAGGAAAAAGCTGATATAGACACTATTATTTATAGCGATATATTTCCTGACACAAAAATCAAACATGGTGATGGAGCTATGAATCTATGGTCATTAGAAGGTGGTTATAATAATTATTTGGCGACCTCTCCGAGTGGTACAGCAACAGGTTTCGGATGTTCTTTGATGATTGTAGATGACTTAATTAAAAATGCAGAAGAAGCTTACAACGAGAATGTTCTCGAAAAACACTGGGATTGGTTTACTAACACCATGTTATCAAGACTTGAAGAAGGCGGGAAAATAATAATTATAATGACTAGATGGTCTAGCAAAGATTTAGCAGGTAGGGCACTAGAACATTACAAAGAAGAAGGCAAGAAAGTAAGACATATTAATATGAAAGCATTACAGGAAGATGGCAACATGCTTTGTGAAGAAGTATTATCTCTAAATAGTTATAAATCAAAAGTGAGAGCTATGGGCGAGGATATTGCGAGTGCTAACTACCAACAAGAGCCTATTGACCTTAAAGGATGTTTATACACTAAGTTTAAGGCATATGAGAAGCTTCCTGTTGATGATGAAGGTAATCTACTATTTACATCTATTAAAGCTTATGTAGATACAGCAGACGAAGGAGCAGATTACTTATGTTCTATAGTTTATGGAGTGTATAACAAAGAAGCTTATATACTAGATGTTTTATACACTAAGGAAAGTATGGAAATAACAGAGTATAAAACAGCTAAGATGTTCTATGAAAATGAAGTTAACAAAGCTGATATAGAGTCAAATAATGGTGGTAGAGCTTTTGCAAGAAGTGTTCAAAGGTTGTTGAAAGAGAAATTTAACAGTAATAAAACTATCATTAAATGGTTTCATCAGTCGAAAAATAAAAATGCTAGGATATTATCTAACAGCTCATGGGTAATGGAACATATATATTTTCCGACTAATTGGAGAGATAAGTGGCAAGAGTTTTATAAGGCTATGACATCTTATCAGAGAGAAGGTAAGAATAAACATGATGATGCACCAGATGCTATAACAGGAGTTGCAGAAAAAGCATTAAAAGGTCAAGGATTATCAGTATTTAAGTAATATAGGTGGTGGTGATGTGGAGTTAGAAAAAATAAGAGCAATAATAAGTGCTGATATAGCTAGAAGGCAAGAGATATTACAAGCTAAATCATATTATTATAACAAAAACGATATATTGAAAAAAGGAGTAGTTGTCCAAAATAGAGATGAGAACCCACTCCGAAATGCTGACAATAGAATTAGTCATAATTTCCATGAAATACTAGTAGATGAAAAAGCTTCTTATATGTTTACTTATCCAACTTTGTTCGACATTGATAATAACAAGGAATTGAATGAGAAGGTAACAGATATTCTAGGGAATGAATTTACTAGAAAAGCTAAGAATTTAGCAATAGAAGCATCAAATTGTGGTACTGCATGGCTCCATTATTGGATAGATGAAGAATATAATGGAGAACAGGTAACTAATCAAACATTCAAATATGGTGTAGTGAATACAGAAGAAATTATTCCTATATATCGAAATGGAATTGAAAGAGAGTTAGAAGCTGTTATAAGATATTATGTTCAGTTAGAAGATGTAGAAAGACAGATACAGAAACAACCATACACTTATGTTGAGTATTGGACTGACAAAACTTTAGATAAATATAAATTCTCAGGAATATCATGTTGTGGCTCACAAATTGAACATATAACAGTGCAACATAGATTTAATTCAGTACCTTTTGTTGAATTTGCTAACAATATAAAAAAACAAAGTGACTTATCTAAGTATAAAAAAATATTAGACCTATACGACCGAGTTATGAGTGGTTTTGCTAATGATTTAGAAGACATACAGCAAATAATATATATACTTGAAAATTTTGGTGGAGAAGATACCTCAGAGTTCTTAAAGGAATTAAAGAGATATAAAACAATAAAGACTGAAACAGACAGCGAAGGCGATAGTGGTGGTCTTAAAACTATGCAAATAGAGATACCTGTTGAAGCTCGAAAGGTGATATTAGAGATACTTAAAAAACAAATATATGAAAGTGGTCAAGGGTTACAACAGGATACTGAAAACTTTGGTAATGCAAGTGGTGTAGCACTTAAATTCTTTTATAGAAAGCTAGAATTAAAGTCTGGACTTCTTGAAACTGAGTTTAGAACCTCTTTTGATAAGCTAATAAAAGCTATACTATATTTTTTAGGAGTTACAGACTATAAAAAGATACAACAGACTTATACAAGAAATATGATGTCTAATGACTTAGAGGATGCAGATATAGCAACCAAGTCAGTTGGCATAATACCAACTAAAATTATTTTGAGGCACCATCCTTGGATTGACGACCCCGAAGAAGCTGAAAGACTTTATTTAGAAGAAAAGAAAATACAAGCTTCAAAAGTGTCTGATGATTATAATAACTTTACTGAATAGAGGTGAAGTTATTTGAATAATAATATTGAGTGCTGGAAAGAAAGAGAAAAGCAAAGATTAAATGCAAGATTGAAAGATGAAAAAGAGGTATTAAAAGAACTAGATAAACAATATAAAATTGCAATGAAAAATATAGAGAAAGAAATTGCTAATTTATTTTATAAATATGCTGAACAGAATAAATTAACATATGCAGAAACACAAAAATATTTAACTAACAATGAGTTTAAAATGTGGCGTATGGACATTAAACAATATATTAAATTAATAGAACAAACAAGTGATGAAAGATTACTGTTAGAGCTTAATACATTAGCTATGAAAAGCAGAATAAACAGGTTAGAAGAACTATTCTACCAAATATCTAAAGAGATAAATAATACATTCGACATTCAAAATAATAGAGTAGAAAAGCTATTAGAAGAATCTGTGAAAGATAGTTACTATAAGAGTATATATGAAACTCAAAAACACGTTGGTGTTGGGGTAAGCTTCACTAAGCTTGATAGAGAAGCTTTAAAGGATATAATTACATATCCTTGGAGTGGTAAAAACTTTTCTCAAAGGATATGGAAAAACAGAGATTTATTAAGTGAAGTTATCAAAGAAGAAATTACTCAAATGGTTATAAGAGGGGAAAGTTTGAAAAATATTGCTAATAGAGTGTCTCAGAGAATGGACTCTAGCTATGAAAATGCAATAAGATTAGTTCAAACTGAACATGGACATTTTATGGGGGAAGCTGATAAAAGAGCATACGAAAGTCAAGGAGTAGATAAATATCAATTCTTAGCTACATTACAGGATAACACTTGTAAAAGATGTAGAAATGTAGATATGAAAGTATATTTAGTTAAAGAAGCTAAAGAAGGAGAAAATTATCCTCCGATACATCCAAGATGTCGCTGTACAACTATCCCTTATTTTAAACATGAAAAAGGAGAAACGAGGACAGCACGACTGCCAAAAGGCAAGACATACGAAGTTTCTTCTAATTTATCATATAATGAATGGTATAAAAAACACGTTGAAGTTGCAATAAATAGAGAGAAGGAAAATAAAAATAATGTTATAATAAATAATATAAAGAAGGATATAAAAGATGGCAAATATAATCTAAATATTCATAATGGTAAACAAGGAAAGCATTTTAAGGATCATAACAATTATACAGAAGGTAGGAGCTACTTAACTGTATCAAAAGAAGAGGCTCAAGAACTTATTAACAAATATGCAGGTACAGGAATATTAGAACTTGATAGAAATGGTAAGTTTAAAAATAAAGAATTAATAACATGTGAAAAAAATATAGGTGTAAATATAAGTAATCTAACAGGAGAAGAAACGGAAACTAATAAGTTTTATATACACTATAGTAAAAATGGTACTCATATAGTGCCAACAATGAAAGGAGTTGAAAAGGATGAGTAAAAATTTAATTAATTATATGAGTGAGAAGGTTAAAATTATAGATATAGACAATAAAGAATGGATTGGTTATGTAAAAACTTATACACCAGCTATAGACAGTGATAATGAAATAAATGAGATTGGATTAAAACAAGAGGATTGTTTAATATCTTTTCAAGAAGATGAAATAAAAAGTATAGAAGTTATATAGAAAGCACTTGCTAAGTTTAAATAGTAAGTGCTTTTATTGTGTAAAAAATTAAGGAGGAATAAATAATATGGCTAAGTTTAAAAAGAAATCAGAGGAAGTAGAAGCTTTTATATGGATATTAGGAAACCCCAATACTCCTAAGTGGTTTTATCAAGCTTTTGAGAAGGGAACTATATGGCTTGATGAATCTTCAAACTCTATGAATCTTAAAGATGAAGTAAAGAAAACTATCTGTATAAAATATAAAAATGGAGTTATTAGGGCAACTAATGGAGATTTTATTATAAAAGACAGTGAAGGCAAGATTTATTCATGTACATTTAGTGAATTTGAGAATTTATATGAAGAGATTGAACATACTGCAACTATTGAAAATTTAACAAACTATGCTGAAAATATAGAAGAAGGACATAGATGTGCTGATGAAGATAACAACAAGGAAAATAAATTAGAACTTTCAGCTAAGTTGGAGCTAGATACAAAAGATTTTGAGGAAAATATAAAAAATGCAACAAAAGAAATTGAGATATTTAATAAAGCAGTAGGAACATTAGAGCAAAAAATTAATGAAATATTTGGTAGAGAAAAGGTAAAGGAAGTAAAATCAGAAAAACTTATAGTTTCAAAAAAGGAGAAAAAGTTCAAAAAATATGACATACGTTTTGAAAATGGCGATTGTATGTCTGGCATAATTGAAGAATGTATAGCTGATAAACTAACTACTTATTTTTCTGAATCAGATATAGATTGCTTGAAGGCTTTTGAAGATGAAGAAAGGTTGGTTATGCTTAATATGTCTAATGTTCAATCTATAACAATTAGTGATTATATTGAAAATGAAGAAATTGATTATATATAATAACTTCTAAGCAATATGGTTTTAAAAATATATATATAAAATTTAAGAAAAGAACATGAAATAGCTATTAATAAAGTTTCTAATGAACTTTTGAAAAAATTAAATGATGAACTAAGAAAACGTAAAAGCCTATAAAGACTTTTTTATTTTGCTCTTTTTAAAAAAGTTGTAGAGCATAAAGAACAAAGAAACTCTCACAGTTGGAGGGCAACTATAAAAATCTATAGAGAAAATAAGAAGGGATGATGAAAAAATGGAATGGTTAAGAAAAATATTAGAAGGTATTAAAATCGAAGAAAATAAGTTTGATATTGAGGAAATATTAAAAAGTGTTAATACTGAATTTCCCAAACATGCAGTACCTAAAGAAACTTTTAATAAAGTGAATGAACAACTAAAAGAAGCAGATAAGACTATAAAAAGTTTTAATAGTAAAATGACACAAGAAGATGTAGAAAAGCTTAAAACAGAGCATCAAACAGAAATTAAAAAGATAGAAGAAAATCATAAGTTAGAAGTTGAGAAAATACAAAACGAAAATTTGAAAACAAGGAAATTAAGTGCTGTTGAGAAAACTTTATTAACTAACAAAGCGAAGCATACTGATTTATTAACAAATAAGTTTGACTTAGAAAAAATAAGTATAGGTGAGGATGGCAAAATAACAGGCATAGAGGAACAATTAAAAGAATTGCAAGAAAGCTACAAAGATTTGTTTGAATCTAATGCTACTGAAACTACTGAACAAACAAATGCACAGTCTTTTTATAAATATGTACCAGGTGGTACTAGTAATACCTCACAAGAGATTACAACAGAACAAATAAAAGCAGCAATAAATGGACAAATATAATTAAAATAAAGGAGAGGTTAAAATGGCAAATGTAATAGAATATGCACCAATTATACAACAAACACTTGATGAAGCGGCAATACAAACACTTCTAACAGGGTGGATGGATGCTAATGCAGGAAAAGCAATATATAACGGAGGGAAAGAAATAAAAATACCTTCCCTAGAGGTAGATGGATTAGGAGATTATAACAGAGGTTCATCAGATGGATATGCAAATGGAGATATAAAGTTTGGTTATGAAACAAAAACAATGACACAGGATAGGGGAAGAAAGTTTACAATAGACCCAAATGACGTTGATGAAACTAATTTCGCATTAACTGCAAGTGAAATTATGGGGAAATTTCAAAGGACAAAAGTAATTCCAGAGGTTGATGCTTATAGATTAAGTAAATTAGCTACTGTAGCTATAAGTATCGAAAATGATACTAATGTAGAATATGGATATACACCACATAAAGATACAGTTATAAGTAAAATAAAAAAAGGAATAACAACAATAAGGGAAGCAGGATATACTGGTGAACTTGTAATTCATTTAACTTACGATACATTGACAGCAGTTGAAGAAAAAACGTTAGAGAAATTAATGGCTATTGATTTTAGCAAAGGTGGAATAACTACAAAAGTGCCAACGATAGATTTCTGTCCACTTATAGCTACTCCTCAGAATAGAATGTATTCATCAATAACATTGTATGATGGGAAATCAGAAGGTCAAAAACAAGGTGGATATGTAAAAGGTAGCAAAGCACTAGATTGTAATTTTATAATAGCAGGAAGAGATGTACCTATCGCTGTTACAAAGCAAGACCAAATGAGAATATTTGACCCTTTAACTTATCAAGGTGGTAATTCTTGGGCTATGGATTATAGAAGATACCACGAGTTATGGGTTACTAATCTAAATTCTAATTTAGTATATGCTAACTTTAAGGATGCTAAACCAACAGCCTAAAAGGAGATAAATTATGTATAGATTAATAAGAGATAACATAGAAAGAATAGTTAATGATACATCTGAAAAAGAAAAGTTAATGTATAATGGATTTAAGTTATTAGAAGATAAGAAAAATATTAATATAGAAAATTTAGGCATTGAAGAACTGAAAAACTTAGCAAAAGAAAATGGTATAGAAGGTTATTCAAAACTGAAAAAAGATGAATTAATAGAGAAATTAAATAGTATTTAGTTTCTCTATTTTATTTTGAGGTGATTAAATGCTAGATAATGTAAAATTAATTTTAAATTTAAAAGATGATACTTATGATAGTTTAATAGAGTTGTACATTAAAAAATACACTACTCTAGTTCTTGCATACTGCAATATAGAAACACTTAATTCTACTCTTGAAGGTATTGTAGAGGATAAAGTGGTTGTTAAGTTAAAAGAAACTATATTAAGCAATAGTAATGCTGATAATAGTAAAATTAGCTCAATTTCTCGTGGTGGTTATTCTGTAAATTATAATGTTGCAACAGCTAAAACAACAGATGAATTAATGGAAATAAAACTATCTCAAAAGGATAAGAATATTTTAAATAATTTTAGAAAAGTGAAGTGGTAATATGACAGAGGCAGATATATTAGCAATGACATACTTTTGTAAAATGACAATAAGAAGGTGCGCAAGTATTAAAAATGAGGAGACAGGAGTTACAGATTTTAACGAGAATGTTGTAATTGCAGAAGGTGTACCTTGTGGCTTAAATGGAAATATACCTAATATCGTGGATACAGATATAACAAGTTCTATTTCAGCCTTTGAATTATATTGCAGACCCGAAATAGATTTGCGGGTTGGGGATATACTCGATATAACTTTAGAAAGCGGAAATGTAGAAACCTTTATTGCATCTAAACCATTCCCTTATTCAAGCCACTTACAAGTCAATTTGACCCTAAAGGAAAGATATTAAATGATAGAATTTAACAGTCTAGACACATTAATAAGAGATTTAGAAAGAGAAGGAAGGGAAATGTCAAAGAACTTAAGAAGGGCTAAGAACAATATAGGTAATAAACTGCTTAGAAAAGTAAAACCTAAAACACCAGTTGCTAAAGTTGATGGAGGAACAGCTAGAAAGAGCTGGAAGTATAAAGAGCCTAATCTATTTGAGGGTGTAGTATCAAATAATGTTGAATACATTTATCATTTAGAATATGGTCATAGAACTAGGCAAGGAACAGGAACTAGCGAAAACTATAGACCTAAGCCTGGTGGAATCAGTTTTGTACCAGGTGTATTTATGCTGGCGAGAAGCGTTGATGAAATGAGCAGTATAATTGATGATGAATTAAATCAGATAATAATAGATTTTTGGAACTAGAGGTGGTGTGTTGCTAAGTTATAATGAAATACTAGATTCATTTACTAAAACTATAGATAATAATTTTGAAGAAACTATAGTTGCAGGAGAATATAACATAAAAGATAATAAAGAGTCTTATTTTTTTGTCCAGATATTACCTGAAGAAACACAAATAGCAACTAAAAGAACTGATATAAAAAGCTTTTTAGTTGATATAAAATATTTACCTAATTGGAAAAAGAAAAAAACAGATTTATTTGATATTCTAAATAAATTAGAGAACATATTCACTAGAAATATAAAAGTAAAAGATAGATATTTAACTTTTAGTAAGAAAAATGGAAGTATAGAAAAAGATGAAATAGGAAACTATGTTCAGTTTCTTATCTCTATAAATTATCACGAACAAATTTATTTTGAAGAAGAAAAACACGAATTAATGGAAGAATTAAATATGAGATTTAAAGGAAGGAGTGATTAAATGGCTGGATTAGTTAATATAAATATAGAATTTAAAGAACTAGCTACAAGCTTTATACAGCGTTCTCAGACTGGAATAGTAGCAATTATATTAAAAGATACAACAAAGATGTATAAAGAGCTTGCAAGCGAAGATGATATACCAACTTCATTAAGTGATGATAATAAAAAATATGTTAAATACGCTTTTATAGGGGCTACTGATAACGAGAAGGTATTAAAACCAAGCAAAGTTATTATAACAGTTATAGATACAGATGGAAATTTAGATGAGATATTAAGTGAATTGGAATCTGTGGAATTTAATTACTTATGTATGCCCGAAGCAGAAGAAGCAGAAAAAACAAAAATTGTGAATTGGATTAAGAAGATAAGAGAGGAAGAAAGTACAGAAGCTAAGGCGGTACTAGCAAATATTAAAGCAGATAATGAAGCAGTCATAAATTTTACTGAAAATGTAACAGTTGGCGGGGAGGAAATAACAGCAGAAAAATATACACCACGTATTGCTTCTCTTATAGCATCTACTCCAAACACACAATCAATTACTTATGTTCCTCTTAATGAAGTTGAATCTATTACAAAGATAGACAAAGCTAGTGCAGACGCTAAAGTACAATCGGGAGAATTAATACTAAGAAGATTGTCAGGAGCTATAAGGATTGCTAGGGGAGTAAACTCTCTTACAACTCTAACAGCAGAAAAAGGAGAAATGTTTCAAAAAATCAAGCTTGTTGATACAAAAGATTTAATAAGTAAAGATATAAAAGATATTTATGTAAAAAGTTATATAGGAAAAGTTCCGAATATTTATGATAATAAGTGTTTGTTTATAATTGCAATACAAGCATATTTAGCTGAATTAGCTAAACAAGAACTAATAGATTCAAATTTTTCCGTTGATATTGATATAGAAAAACAAAAAGAATACTTAGAAGGTAAAAAGGTAGACACAAGTAAGATGAAAGAAGATGAAATAAAAGAAGCTAATACGGATTCAAGTGGATTTTATTTAATAAAATTAAAACTAGTTGACGCTATGGAAGATATAAATATAAGCGTTCAAATGTAGATGTAGAAAGTAGGTGAAAAAATGGCGACAAGTTATGAGCCTAGAAATGTTATAAATGGAACATATGGAGAGGTTTGGATAAATAATGAACAAATAGCTGAATGTAAAGCTATGAAAGCTGAAATAAAATTTGACAAAGCCGAAATAGTTAGACCTCGAAAAATAATAAAAGGTCAAAAGATAATTGGTGCTAGTGCAGAAGGTTCTCTAACACTATATCATGTAGATTCAAAAATATTAGATTATGTTACGCAAATTATTAAAGAAGGTAGGGAACCTAAATTTACAATAACAAGTAAATTATCAGACCCTGATTCTTTTGGGACAGAGAGAATTGCAATAACTGGTGTTAGTTTTGATGGGCTTACTATTATAGACTGGGAAAACGGAAAAGAAGGAGAAAAAGAAGTTTCATTCACTTTTGAGGATTACAATCCAATACAAACAATATAAAAATAATTAAATAAGGAGAAAAAATATGAGTGAAAACAAATTAGAAAAAGAAATGATAGACAAAAAAGAAGTGACAGAGGTAAAAAATGTTGTAGATTTGTTATTAAGTTTAGATGCTGATAAGGTAAAAATGCCATCCATAACACATACAATGTTTTGTAAGAAACTAGGAATAGATGTAAACTTTGAATGTAAAGCAATAGAACCAGAGTTTTTTGACGAGCTTCAAACTAGTGGTTTAAAAATAGAAAAAGGTTCTTTAAAAGATTTAGACAATTTCAAAATGAAATCTAATGTAATACTAGCATCATGTAATTTATTTAAAGATGATAAATTATTAAAACATTTTAAATCTCCAACACCAAAGGAATTATTAAGAAGAATGTTACTTGCGGGAGAAATAAACGAATTATATGATAAAATTTGTGAATTAAATGGGTATAGAGATGATAATAAAAAAGATAAGGAAATAGAAGAAAAAATAAAAAACTAATCAAATCGGATGGAGAAGTCAATTTAATGTATCTAATGTTTAGATACCATGATATGATGCCAGCCGATTTTTTTAAGCTTAAATATGGTGAAAAGCATGTAATTAGAGCTTTTATGTATCAAGAAATAGATGAAAGAATAGAAGAAATAAAAAGTTTTGGAAAGGGGTTGTAGAGTATGTCAGCAGGAAGTCGAGCTTTAGAAGCTGTTATAAGAATGCGAGATGAAGCTAGTAGAACGCTCAGACAAGTTAGAGATGCTACTAGAGCTCTTCAAAACCAAACAAATTCTACATCACAAGCACAAGAAAGATTACAAGAACAATTTAGAAAAGTAAGTAATGCAGCTAAAATAGCAGGAGCAGGGATTGTGACTGGGATAGGAGCAGGATTAGTTTCTGCATCTAAAGCAGGTGCAGAATTTGAAACTGCAATGACTAAGACTTCGACAATGTTTGGAGACACTAAAGTAGATACAGAAAACTTGAATAATAAAGTATTGGAGTTATCTAAAAACACAGGAATTGCAGCATCTTCTATTGGAGAAAGTCTATATAATGCTTTATCTTCGGGCATTCCTGTTACAAAAGATATGGGTTCAGCAATGGATTTTATGACTAAAAATGCTAAATTATCTAAAGCAGGATTTACAGATATAGATACAGCTTTAACAGCAACTGCAAAAGTATTAAATGCTTACAAAATGGATGTATCAGAAACAGATAGAGTACACAAAGTTATGATGCAGACACAAAATAAAGGTATCACTACAGTTGGAGAATTAGGAGCAACATTAGCACAAGTAACCCCAACTGCATCTGCAATGAGTTTTAGTTTTGAACAGGTAGGAGCATCACTTGCTAATATGACAGCACAAGGAACACCTACAGCACAAGCAACAACACAATTAAATAGTTTACTTGCTGAACTTGGTAAAACTGGTACAGTAGCAAATAAGTCTTTATTAGATGCTACAAAAGGAACTAAATATGCAAGAAAATCTTTTAAAGAATTAATGCAAGCAGGAGTGCCACTTAATGAAATTTTAAACCTTATGGATGGAAGTGCTAAAAAGAATAAAAAAAGTTTAATAGATATGTTTGGTAGCATTGAAGCAGGGAAAGCAGCACTAGCACTTAGTGGTCAAAATTCAGAACAATATACTAATAATTTAAAAGCTATGTCTACACAAGCTGATGTTGTTTCAAGTGCATATGCAAAGATGTCTAATACATTAGAATCTAAAGTGGGGATACTAAAAGAAAGTTTTAAAAATCTAGGTATAGAGATATATAGTAAACTAAAAGAACCTTTGAAAAATGCAACTGAAACAGGAATAAAATGTTTACAAGATTTAAATGAACAATTTTCGAATGGTTCATTAAAAGAAGGGGTTTCGCAAATTGCACAATCTTTTGGAGATTTAACATCTGCAATTATAAAAATTGCAACAAAGGCATTACCAACTATGATTAAGAGTCTTAGTTGGGTTCTGAAAAATGGACCTACTATCGCTAGTATACTTGTTAGTATAAAAACAGCTTCTATTATGACTAGTGCAGTTAAAAGTATTGTTGCACTAAAAAAAGCTTGGATTGCAGCCAAATTGGCAGTACGGGTATATATGGTTGGTATGGCAGAAGCTGGTACAGTGTTAAGTGGATTTCAGATTTTGGTAGGAGTTTTAACTAAAAATATGACTATAGCTCAAGCTAGGACAATGCTATTAGCAAAAGCAAGTGCATTATTAGGAGGTCCTATTGGTATTGCTATAGTAGCTATAACTGCTTTGGTAGCAGGGCTTGTAGTTTTATGGAACACAAATAAAGGTTTCAGAGATTTTGTTATAAATGCTTGGAATAATATAAAAGAAACAGCAACAAAGGTTTGGGGTAGTATATGTAATTTCTTTACACAAACAATTCCTCAAGCTTGGGAAAGTCTATGTACCGGTTTTTCAAATGCAGGACAATGGTTTGGAGAAATGTGGAATAATATAAAACAAGCATTTATAAATGGCTGGAATGCTATTGTAGCTTTCTTTACTCAAACAATTCCAACATGGATAAATAATATTGGAGTATGGTTTGGACAATTGCCTGCAAAAATTGGCTATGGGCTAGGTTTTGCATTAGGAAAAATAATTTCTTGGGGCATTAGTGTATGGACTTACTTAGTTACAAATGTTCCGATTTGGATAAACAATGTTGTTACATTTTTTGCACAGCTTCCTAATAAAATTTGGACTTGGTTAGTAAGCACAGTACAAAAGATAGGTCAATGGGGCATGGCTATGATAGCATACGCTCAAATCTACGCTAGAATGATTATTAACAATATAGTAGTATTTTTCCAAACTCTACCTAATCGCGTATGGACTTGGCTTACAAATACAATTCAAAAAGTTGCTACTTGGGGAAGTCAAATGGCAACTAAAGGTAAAGAAGGTGCTAAAAAATTAATTACTACAGTGGTAGACACCTTAAAATCGTTACCACAAAAGGTAATGGACATAGGAAAAAATGTTGTTAAAGGGTTGTGGAATGGTATAACTGGAGCTGGTGACTGGTTAAAAGGAAAAGTAAATGATTTTGCAAAGGGTGTAATAGATGGATTTAAAAATGGATTTGGAGTACATTCCCCTTCTTGGAAATTAAGAGATTTAGTAGGTAGATTCCTTCCTTCAGGAATTTGGGAAGGTATAAAAGTAGAATTACCAAGTTTGAAGAGCAATATTGACAATGTAGTTAGTAATTTAACTCAGAGAATGTACAAACCACAAGAAATTGAAGAAAGTGACTATACAAGTAAGTATAAAGAAGCTATAACACAAAGAACTCAGCAAAATACCATCAATAAAACTGATAGCAAAACTACTAATAATAAAGAAAGTAATAATATTACCATAAATATAAATTGGGGTGGTGTTACAGTTAAAGAAGAAGCTGATATGACTAAATTAACTAAGATGTTAGTAAGAGAAATAAAATTAAATTTAGCAGGTGGTGTATAAAATCCTACGCTCCCAAAATATAATAGTATATGCTATAATTGTAGTATATATTGTTATATTTTAGGGGGAGTAATATGTGGGAGAAATTTAAAAATCTAAATATTTTTCTAAAAATTATATTAATTTTAGTTTTAATACCTATAACTATACTAGTTTTAGGTGCTTTTGTAGCTGGATGGCCAATCTTTTTAGTGGCAGGAGTTGCCTTGTTTTTATTAATAACAGGCTATAAAAAGAAAAAAAGGATAAGGCTTATTATAGGTGCTATTTTAGCATGCTTTGTAGTGTATATATTTGCTACAGCAGATTATAGCAAAGAAAACATGGCAAGAATAACAAATGAGACTAGATTAAAAGAAGAAGCAAAGCAAAAAGAAAAAGATAAAAAAGAGCTAGAAAAAATCAAGCAAGAGGAAAAAGTTAAGGCAGAAGAACAGAAAAAACAAGAAGAAGCAAAGAAAAAAATAGAGGAACAGAAAAAGCAAGAAACAGATAAAAAAACGAAAGAAGAACAACAAAAGAAAAAAGATGAGGAAGCTAAAACTACATCTGAGGAAAAGCAAAATAATAAAGCAGAAAAAAATTTATCTAAAAAAGAATTGAAAGAAAAGGTAGAATCTGTAATACCTAATAATTTCAAGGACAAAGCAACTTACTATGCTGATATGCTTACTCCAACTAAAGGAGATGGATATATAGTCAGTATTCAAGTAGAAAATTCTAAGTTTAATAATGAAAGTGAGTGTAGAAAATTTACTAAAGAATTTGTAAATAATGTAAAAGATATAAAAAATATAAGTTCTGTTAGAATAAACTTTGTTGTTGATGGGGCACTTTCTTATAATGTATTTTTAGATGATTGGAATAATATAAAAAATAATCTTGATTTAATTGATAATTTAAGTTTTAAACTTACAGAATAGATTAACTTGTGCAGAAATTTACATTAACTATGTGGATTCAAAATTAAAAATAATCAAAAAACACTTGCTTGTGGTAGGTGTTTTTTTAATTGAAAGTAGGTGATTATAATGTAAAAAGTAACAAATAGGTAAAATATGTAAGAATTATATGATATAATAATTGTAGCAAGAAGATGTAATCTACAATTTATAGAGTGGAGTTCATACAAAAGATTATCCTCCCAACGTATAGAAGGGAGGTGTGTATGTATGGATAATTTTTTACAAAATGTACTAGAAAGACTATCTGTTAGTTTAATAGTTTGTTTAGTTAGCAATTTACTTAAAAAACGTAAAAAACCACTCAAAGGGCCAACTAAGAGTGGTTGGGAACTTGATTTTAAAATAAAGTTCCATAAGTTCAAATAAGTATTAAATTACGAACTCCACTCTAGTTTCAAATAGATTGTAGTTCTTCTTGCTTTTATTATACCACAAATTAGAAAAAATATGCAAAGTACTTGTTTTAATAGCAAGTACTTTTTGTGTGAAAAAAGAAGGTGATTGAATGAATAAAGATATAGAATTTATTGCTTGTTCAATGAGGTTAAAAAATTTGATACAAGCAAAAGAAAATTTAATTGAAGATATACATGAGTATTCAAACAATGAAGAAGATATTGCTAGGTATGAAAATTTGGATAAAGCTTTTGAAAAAACTATAATTGATGAAGCTAAGTTTTTAATATCTTTAGAATAGATATAGAGGTGATGTAGTTGGAAATGTGGATTAGACAAGCAAATGACACTTTTAGATTTCCTGTTTTTCCATCTTCTTTTGAGATAAACAGTAAAGCAATAGTAAATACTTCTAACATATTGAAAACAGGAGAAATTGCAGTGTTTGGAGGTGTAGGTTTAAGAACTACAGAAATATCTGGTTTCTTCCCCAGAAACGAAGCTAGTTATTGTGATTATACAGGTTTCCCATCACCATATGACTGTGTAAATAAAATTCAAAGATGGATGAATGAAGGTTTTATATTAAGATTTACAATTACAGAAACGAATATAAATTTTGAATGTATTATAACAGATTTTCAATATGAAGAAAAAGATTGCACAGGGGATGTGTATTTTACATTAAATCTAAAAGAATATAAAAGAATACAGATACCTAAAGTTAGTACAAATACAGATTTATCATCATCAAAAGATGTACCGCTTACAAAAGGATTTGAAGTTAAAAATAAACAGAGAACTCATAAGGTAGGCAAAGGTGACAGCCTTTGGTCACTTGCAAAAAAATATTATGGAAATGGAGACTTGTGGAAGAAAATTTATGATGCTAATAAAAAATTAATTAAAAATCCTGACCTAATAAAAGATGGCTGGGTTTTAATAATTCCTTGACTTGGAGGTGATTTATAATTAGTAATAACATAAAACTAAAAGTACACATAAAAAGTGGTAATATCTATGATATAACTGATATAGTTGAAAAAGTAACTTGGAGTGGTGATTATAAGTCACCATCAAGGACGTTAGAATTTTCTATAGTCCAGTCAGCTTCTGATGTTAACTTTCAGCAAATTAATATACCTATAGCTAGTACAGTTTGTTTTTATGTAGATGATAAAGAAATCTATCGAGGAATAATAATTAACAGGTCTAAAGACTCTAGTAATAATAGTATTAGTTTTGTATCTAAAGATATGGGATTCTTGTTAACGCAGAGTGAGGTGTCATATAACTTTAAAGATAAGTTGGTTGAAGATATAGCAAAACAAGTATTTAATGACAATAAACTTGCAGTCGGAAACATACCTAAGACTAATGTTAAATATACTAAGATGTTTATTGGCGTAACTGGTTATGACACTATAATGAGTGCATATACAGAAGCTAGTAAAACAACTAAAAAAAAGTATATGATAGAGTCTAATGTAGATAAATTTAATGTCATTGAAAAAGGAACTGTTACATTAAATGTTATGTTTGAAGAAGGGTCTAATCTTATTAACACGAGCTTCTCAGAGAGTATGGAGAATGTGAAAAATAAGGTATTAGTAGTAGACCAGTATGGAAATAAAATAAGTGAAAAGATAGACGATAAAATTTTTAAAGATGTTGGAGTAATAATGCAAAAGGTAATACAGCAACAAGAAAATAGTAGCGTAGATATAGAAAGTGAGTTCAAAGGAATAGAGCAGACTTGCAGTTTAAAAGGGTATGGTGATGTGACTTGTATAACTGGCAGAGGTGTAAAGGTTAAGGATAGCTACACAGGACTTGTGGGGCTATTTTATATAGACACAGATAAGCATAATTGGGATAGTAACGGAAATTATGAGATAGACCTAGATTTAAACTTTCAAAATATCATGGATGAAAAGACAGCAGGACAAGATGAACAGAAGGAAGAAAATTCCGATTTGAATGGAGAGGGTACACTAAATGGTAAAGAAGTAAAAGCCGAATTTACAGCGTATTATCCATCTAATAATCAAATGGAAGGTGGCTACTACCAAGCCATGGACAATAAAAAGCTTGTACCTTCAAACAATACTTGTGCTGCACCTTCTCAACTTAAATTTAAGACGAAAATTCAAGTCAAAGGAACTGGAACGAATATAGATAACAAGACATATACAGTTACAGACCGTGGGGGGGCTATAAAAGTAGTTAATGGAGTATATAAAATAGATATACTAATGTCTAGTAAAGAAGAATGTAATAGATTTGGTAGGCGAAAAGGAAGCTTAATAATTGGTGATGGAACAGGATATACAAATGCGACAGGAAAAGCAAAAGAATTAATTAGCATAGCAAAAAGTAAATTAGGTTGTAAGTATGTTTGGGGGGCAACTGGGGAGAATACATTCGATTGCAGCGGGTTTACTCAGTGGTGCTACAAAAAGATAGGGATAAGTATTCCTCGTACTGCTTCCGCACAAAGTAAAGCAGGTAAACCAGTAGATTTGAATGATAGAAGCAAATGGCAAGTAGGAGATTTATTATGTAGGGTTAGCGGAGGAAATAATAACCATGTGGTGATGTACATTGGAAACAATCAGATAATTCATTCGCCACAAACAGGCGATGTGGTAAAAATACAGTCTGTTGACTCATACAGAAAAGGAAAAGCATATACACATGTCAGAAGATATTTGTAAAAAGGATGGTGATATAATGGCTAATCCAATAAATGAATTTATAGGAATAATAAGAGAGGAAGGAAAACATTACAATGAACCTTCTTTTTTTGTTGGAAAAATTAAAAGCAAATTACCAGATTTAAAAATAGAGGTAAAAAACATCATATTAGAAAAAGAAGATATTTTAATAGATAGTTGGATTCTTGACAGACAGATAGAAACATTTAACACAGAAGCAAATCAAGAGCATAAACATGAAGTTAAAAATCCATTTATTGATAAATTTGAACTTGATGACACAGTAATAATGTTTAAAATAAGTGATAAATTTGCTGTTGTAAGTAAGTTGGTGAGTTTATAATGAGTACAATATTTCCTTTTATAGGCGTATCGGAAGATTATGAAATACCGAAAACAGAAGAATTAGAATTATTTAGAGAAGTGGCTTGGAACTTTGAAAAAGATGAGCCTATTTTAGAAAATGGAGATTTTAAGATTGTTGAAGGCAATGAAGCTATAAAGGTGTGGGTGTATAAGTGTATTAAAACTAATAGATACGAGCATGAAATTTATAGCTGGGGCTATGGAACTGAATTATCTGAACTAATAGGGCAAAAATACAGTAAAGGACTTACAGAAAGTGAAGCTAGTAGGTATATAAAAGAGGCTTTATTAGTTAATCCATATGTTTTAGATGTAAATATTAGTAATACAAGATTTATAGATGATTTGCTAAGCGTAGATATAGTCATAAACACGATTTATGGGGAGGTGGAAGTTAATGTATAGTAGTCAAACATATGATGTTGTCAAAAATAGAACCCTATCTAATATAGATTTAGAAGTCTATAAGGGCGAAGGTTCTTTTTTAAGTGATATGGTATCTCCAGTCAATGCAGAATTAGCAAAATTCTATATAGAACTTTCATATCTTCATAAAAAAGCTTTTATAGAAGATAATTTTGACGATTTTTTAGATAAGAGAGTAAATGAGTTTGGAGTATATAGAAAGCTAGGAACAGAAGCTACAGGAGAAGTAATATTCGAGGGGAAGGTTGGAACAACTATTCAAAATGGAACTATTATATCTTACAATGAGCTATTATTCGTAGTAATTAAAGATATAGTAATTAGTTCAGAAATTGAACAAAATACAAGCCCCGTACAGGCTTTGGAAATTGGAATTAGATATAATATACCTGCAAGTACAGAATTTAAGCTACAAGACGAAATAAATGGTATAACAAAAATTTACAATGATTTGGCTTTTCGAGGTGGTACAGAAATAGAAACAGACGAAGAATTAAAAGAAAGATTCTATAAGATACAGAAAAATCAAGCTACAAGTGGAAATAAGGCACATTACGAAGCATGGGCTTTAGAAGTTGAAGGAGTATATAACGCTAAAATTTATCCGAGATGGGATGGTCCAGGAACTGTAAAAGTTTTAATCTTTGGAGAAAATAATCAAGCTGTTGACTTGGAGGTAATTGAAAGATGTAGAGAGCATATTGAGGAAGAAATGCCAATAGGTCCTATGTTAACCGTTTTAACTCCAAGCGTTTTAGATATAAGTATAAGTGCATCTATAAAATTAGAAACGGGATATACATTAGATTTTGTAAAAGAAAGCTTCTTAGAGAGTATTAATAGCTATTTAATAAATGTTAATAAAGAAATAATTTACACTAAAGTAAGTGCAATACTTGCAAGTACAGAAGGTCTACATGACTTTAGTAATTTATTATTAAATAATAAAGCTGAAAATATAACTTTTGAGGAAGACAAAGTACCAAGTGTGACGACATTAGAATTTAGCGAGGTGGTTTAATTGAAATTAATTGATAAACTACCTTCTTTTTATAACAATGATATTACTAGAAAAATACAAGATGCTTATGACATAGAACTAGAAACACTTAGAGAAACATATGATGATACATTCGACCAGTTTTTTGTAGATACAGCCACTTGGGGATTGGATTATTGGGAAAATATTTTATCTATTAAAAATAGATTTGATTTAAGTATAGAAGATAGAAGAAGTAATATAAAAGCTAAAATGCGTGGCAAGGGTACAACTACAATAGAAGTTATAAAAGCTATATCAGAAGCTTATACAAAGACTAATGTTAATGTAGAAGTATTTAGCAATCTATTTAGTTTTACACTAAGTTTTATAACAAATAATTGTAGTTATAACACTATTTTAGAATTAGATAAGAAAATAGAAGAAATAAAACCTGCACACCTTGAACACAAATTCGAGAGGATATTATTTAATAAAAACGAGCTTTATACAGGTGCAGCAATTAGTACAGGAGAAACAGTTACAATATATCCTTATGTACCTAGAAATTTAGAAAGTTTTGGAGAAATAGCTATTTGTAGTGGAAATGATAGAGCATTAGAAAAAGTAACATTGTATCCTAAAAAATAGAAATGAGGTGATAAAATTGGCAGAACAACAATATTTTACTCTAGTAACTGACATTGGTAAGGCAGCAATAGCAAATGCAAGTATTACAGGTGAAAAAGTAGATTTTGCAAAAATGAAGGTTGGAGATGGTGGAGGTAGCTCTTATACTCCAACTGAGAGTCAAACAGCACTAAAAAATGTGGTTTGGGAAAGTACACTTGAACATGCACAAGCAGATAAAGACAATCCTAACTGGGTAGTAATACAAAAATTTATACCTGGTGATGTTGGAGGATTTGAAGTAAGAGAGGTCGGATTATTTGACTCTAAAGACCAATTATTGGCGATTTCTAGTTACCCAACAACATATAAACCTACTGCGGATTCGGGAACTGTAAAAGAACTATTAATAAAAGTAATATTAGTTGTATCTAATGTAGCTAATATTAATCTAAAGGTAGACCCTACTGTTATACTTGCAACACTCAAAGATATACAAGACTTAGAAACTAAAATAGGTACTGTTAATACTAAAATTGATACAACTAAAACAGAATTAACAAGCAACATAGAAACTACTAAAACAGAGCTAAACACTAGAATTGACACAGAAAATGAGAAACAAAATATTAAAATTGACCAACTTATTGCAGGTGGCTCTAATGTGGCATCTACTCAAATAATAACAATTGACGATTGGGTTGAGGATGCAGAAAATGGATTCAAAGCAACTGTAACACATAGTTTATTAACACAGAGAATAGTTGTAAATATTATAGATGCTACTACAAAAGAAAATGTAGTTACAAACTTTAAAATTATAGATGATAATTCTATTGAGATTAGAAGTGAAACAAGGTCAGAATTAAACGTTTATGTGATAAATGGAAATGCAGAAACTCATTTTATTAATGCAACTGTAGATGATAACAGAGTGTCTGAAATGACTACTTATTCGTCTAAGAAAATCGAAGATAGGCTGATTAATTTAGAAGAAAAAGTAAATGGTGGTTTATCTAGTATTACAACAAATGTGAATAATATGTTACCTATATAGAAAGGAGAATATTGAAATGGCTAAGATTTATGACTTTAACCGTAGATATGCTGAACAAACTGTTACTTTACCACGTGGCAAGTACTTACTTGAATGTTGGGGAGCAGCAGGTGGTGGAGGCAGTAGCTTAGCTGACTCTAATTTACGTTCTAAAGGAGGGTATAGTAAAGGCGAACTTACATTAAAAAAAGAAACTACCTTGCATGTATATGTTGGATACAGTGGTCTAGACAGTCTGCATTCAACCCCGTTTAATGGAGGAGGAAAGGCGCTAATACACGAAAGTGACAGTAATAAAAATATCGTCTATTGCCATGGAGGAGGAGCGACTGATATTAGACTCGTTGGAGGGCAATGGGATAATGAGCAAAGTCTTTTATCTAGAATAATTGTAGCAGGTGGAGGTGGTAGAAATAATTTTGGAACAAAAGGTGGAGATGGTGGTGGTAGCAACGGTGGTTCTACCGAATACAGCAAGGGAGGAACAAATACAGGTGGAGGGAAAGGCATAAACGGAACTGATGGTTCATTTGGGAAAGGAGGAAGCGGAATATCCAGTGGTGAATATTCAAAGCAAGGAGGAGGTGGAGGAGGATGGTATGGTGGAGGAAGTGGTGGTGCTGCTGGTGGTGGAAGTGGCTATGTTTTAACAGAAAATAGCTATAAGCCAGCTGGATATATACCAACCAAAGAATATTGGCTAGAAAATACTTCTATGACTGTTGGTGGAGGTATTGCAGGAGGAGATGGAAAAGCTAAAATAACGCTATTGCAAGGAGTACCTTTTCTCGTTATTAGTTCTTATACATCAGAACAGGCTATTTTTACAGCAGAACATACAGAAGAAAATAAACTATCTAAAATTGAATGTTTTATAGATGATGTATTAAAAGAAACTTTTACTACAGATTTATACTTAGAAAAAACTATTAACTATACACTTGAAGATAATGCACTTCATACACTTAAAATAGTTGTTACAGATATTAATAACATGACTTATGAGCAAGTTGTTACTATAAGTAAGAGTATAATGCCACTACCAGCTGATGCTAATTTACAAGATATATCAACTAAGTTAGCAGAGATTGGAGAAAGTTTCAAAAGTGGTAAAACAAGTATTATAAATACTTTAGCATTAAAGAATATAGAGGCAAGTTTGAATAATACGCTAGTGGAGTTATCAGAGAAAATAAAAACAAGTTTTGATAGTGGAGATGCTAGTGTGCAGGATTTGATGAATCAGTTAACACAAGCTAATAATACTATATCACAGTTAAATTCTAAGTATAAATATGCCAGTGGTACTATTGATGTTGTTAAAAATAGTTCTTTAATGGCTAATTTATATGGAGAGTCCTTTGGTAGACAACCTGGTACTTGGCTTAAGATTGATAATTTAGGTTTTATTCCTAATATTTTTGTTGCTGAATGTCAATATGTTACTTCTAATAATTATTTTTTTAAACATATTGTTGTTGCTACTTGTAATATAAATTGGTTTTGGGATAAAAAAGATTTTTCGGCTAGAATTGTATTTACTAAAGAAAAAAATTCTAATCAAGATTTTAGTGGAAGTGGAATTATTTATTCAAATAATGAGCGTGATGTATATATAAATAATAAAGGCATTAATGTTCCTGCAAGTAGTCCCAATGTTTCTAGTTACCTACATTCTTGGCATGCTATAAAATTTATATAAAAGAGGTGATAAAATGAATAGAGCAAATAGAATAATTTACGACCAAACAGGCAAAATGCTTCTCCAAACAGGAGAAGCAACAGGGGATGTATTGGAGTATGATACAATAACAGAATTGCATTGCATTGATATTCCGTATGGAAGTATAGATTATACTAAAAATAGAATTATAGGTATAAATATAGAAACAAAAGAACCAATTTTGGAAGAAATACCAATATTCGTTACAGAAGAAGAAAAGAGAATACAAGAGTTAGAAAACCAATTATTACTAAATGAAAATGAAAAAGTAGGAGGATTATTATAATGAATATAAATAATGTTGTAGTAAGAATATTAGCAGAGAGGATTTTAAGTAGAGGCTTAAATCCTCTAAAAAATCGAGAATTTGAATTAGATGATGTAACTAATGTAGAATACAGAAAAGCTGTAGAGGATTATATAATTAGAGAAAGTGGAGTAGTCGAAGAAGCAGAACCAACTATATAGAGGGTTCTTTTTTATTGAAAGAAGGTGACTAAATGACTTTTAAAGAGTTAGTTAATAAAGTTAGAAATCTTGTATTAGAAGCAAAGAATGTAACTATAGAAGATACAGAAAACTTATTTGAAAGTGATAATGTTGAGGGAGCATTGAAAGAATTGGCAACAGAGGTAAATGGACAGAGAGCAAAAGGAATTACAATAGCAAATGATTTAATAGATATGATATAAGCGAGGTGAAAATATGACGGAAAAATTAACTGATAATGCTAGTTTAAGAGAACTTATGACAACACTACAAGGTGTACAAACTGATTTTCAGAATGGCAAAAGTAATATAACAACTGTGTTGGGGAGCCCATTTTTAAACACAGATAAATTAGATATAACTAAAACAAAAATAGAAACATTAAAAAGTGCATTAGTGAATAATTTAATATATAAAGGAGTGTCAGCAAGTACACAAAGTTCATTTACTGATTTAATTAATGCGATAAATTTTATAGTGCAGTCAATATTAATTGTTAAATGCAAGGGTACAGGAAGAATAGAAGAAGTAAACAATCCGTACGTTATTTATAATGACAAACCTAATATCAAAGGTTGTTTAAAGATTAAAGGAACTTTAGAAGTTTATAAAAATTGGGCTACTTTTGCAAGTGCTAGACTAGAAATAATATATGGAGAAAAAAAAGAATATATTTATCTTTCATGTGATGCTACTGCTAGTGGTCGTTCTACGAATTTTGAAAAAGATATAATTGTAAATAATGATACACAATTAAAAATACAAGTGTTATTAACAGATGTTGGAACGGGGAATAGTTCTACTGCAAAAGCTTACACATCAGTTTCTGACGTTACACTGTTAAGATAGGAGATTAGGTATGAAAAAACAATTTTATTACGATTCTTTAGAGGAAAAAGAAAAAATAATTAATGAAAATAACAATTTATATGTAATAGAGTTATCAGAAACATTAAAAGGTAAATATATAATTTTGTCAGATAATCCAATATACGAAAAACTTAGTTATGAAGAATTAGAAAATGAGTTGTTAACAAACGAATTAAAAGGCGAAATTTTATAACAGTAACTATTTGTTGAGAAATGGTTACTTTATAAAATAGAAAAGTGATTGAATTTAAACAATTTTTACAAGATATATATAGTATAGATAAATTTATTTTAAATAGAAAAAGAAGCAAAATAAACAAGTATAAGACTTTTTAGTAACCATTTCTCAACAAATAGTTACTAAAAATAAAATTTCGCCTTTTAATTCGTTTGTTAACAACTCATTTTCTAATTCTTCATAACT